TAAAATGAACTGGAACAATCGTTACGCTAGTGAAGACGACATTAAAGAGATGAGTAACGATCATAGAGAGTTTAATGATGCCATGGACCGTGTTCACACTAAGAGCATGGAAACCTCAAAAGATCTTTCTAAGAAGATGAAAGATTTACATGAAATGGTTCAAACTATCAAGAGTATAAACAACCCTGATGCACCATAGAGCTAAACCCCTTATAACACAAGGAAAATAGAAAATCGGAATCGGTTCTAAGGCCGGTGACGCGTGGTGCCCGTTTTAACCTAACTAGGAGTATAACTTAATGTTTAACAGTAAAGAAGCTGCAAAAAGAAATAAGTACTTTGTGCCTGATGCTTCACGGGCTAGGTCTAATACTACACGTGCCAAAGACCCATTGACTCTTTTGCACATGGAAGGCACTGGTGGGTACAGCATCCACAAAGAAGATCCTGAGTTCTTTCATGTAAACAACCAGACTGCTAAGGCTGCTAATGCTTATCTTAGCTACCTTGATGAAGACGAAGCCCCAAGCCCCAAGGCTGTTCGTCTATTTGGCCTTGAAGAAGCTAGTCCGGGCAACTGGAGACACAACCGAGATAAGTCGCAGCTAGCTAACGTTAAAACGCTTGGTGACTATATGAACGTTAAGGTGCGTAACAAGACTTTTGGCCATACATACCAGCTTGGTATTGGGATACGTCAACCATCGTTGGTTATTGCTCCTAGTGAAGAAGGCTACACGGACTACCGTGGTAAGCGTGCAGGATCGTACACCAATGAGCGAACAGGTGAAAAGCACATTGCTAATCCATTGACTCTTATGGGCCAATCAGAAGCAGAGACAATGTTGCGGTTTAATAGGCTAGTAAACGAGAATGTTACTGATCCTGAGCGATACCGTGAACAAATGAAGAAAGTAAATTACCGCACTCATGGTGTCAAAGAAGGTGGGAGTTACATAGGGATCAAAGAAGGCACCGAACCACTACTTGTTCACCACCACATCAACCACACAATCAACAATATGTGTGAAGCTCATGATGCTGTTGCAGGCGGAATTGATCAAAAAACAATTGATCAAGGTAAAACTGCCCGTTTTGTTAAGTGTTTTTGCCCTCACTGCATAATTGATAAGAGTACTCACCCTGTTAATCAGTGGAAAGATATGCAACACCACGAAGAAGCAGCCCGTAAAGCTGACCCAGCGACCGGTGAACTCGAAGATCCTAGAATTAGAAAAGCATATTTTGTTGGTTTTCCTGTTTCTGAGAGTGCTCAAGAGCTTGGACCAGTGGGTAAGCGTTGTCACCACCGTATTATGGAAGGTACTAAGGCTGAATCACAGGTTATTAACCACGCTGTTCGCGGTAGAAAAGATAGAGCAGCAAAATCTATGGACAATTCACGGGGATCTCGACGTCGTCCATCCAGTGGTACTCCTCTTGATAACCTGATTGATAATTCAGGAATACAATCAAGAGTGCATTTTGACAGTGATACTGACAGTGATACTGACAGCGATGAAGAATAAAATCAAATTGTTACCTGAAATCTATTGACAAGAATAAAAAAATCCTCTTATATATATAACTAAGGAAAACATGTCAGATAACCGTGACTATGAATCACACACTGATGAAGAAAAAAAGCATAGTGATACTGATATCCTCCGGTTTAAGGAGAATATTGACCAAATTTCCTCCTTATCATCAATCTTTTCGGTAGAAAAACCAAAAGAAAACGATAACGATCATGTTTATCGCATAAATATCACTGAATATTGCAAACATGACGGTGTTATCATCGAATACACCAAAGAAATTGACGTTTATGACTTTTCTTTGGTCATGGATGAGATTTTTGACATCGATATTGACAATTTTGACATCGATGAAGACAATTACGAAGAAGATGTCAGGGTTTTCGGTAGCTTAGACGAAGTTATTGACTATCTTCAGCAAAATAAAGAAGAAGATAGCTAATGACAGTAGAAAGCCACGACCAAAATGTTACTCATCATTACACTGTTCATTATCCTGATCACCCTGAGCGTACTTCAGACCCACACTACGTTGATTTCAATCATTTTAGAGCAAAAACTAAAGATACTGCTGTTTGTAGCATCGGTTCTCACCGCAATGACTTTAGCGAATGCGATTCCGATCACCCCTTAGAGCTTCACCACACTCATATTGAGTTCAGTTTGCAAAACGGTGTTGATCTTAAATGGCTCGAGGCTGATTACCCAGGTGTTAGTGATCCTGACAACATTGGTGCATGGGTAGAAAGTGCAGACAACCTTGAGTGGCTTTGTTTATTCCATCACAGAGGGCACGGAGGTGTCCATACGGCAGCAGCAGCCGACTATGAAGCTGAAAAATATGTGAGAGGGCTCATAAAATGACAGACCGTATCGTAGGTAAACTAGGTAAGCTAGACCCAAGACGCCCTGCTGGGCTTCATTCACTTGCTTTTTATCAAGGCAACCCTCTTCCAGCTGCACCAGATAGCGTAATTACACCAAATGTACCCAATTGGGGAGTCTTAGGAAACGATACACATGGGGATTGTACTTTTGCTGGTATTGTACACGCCAGAATGGCTAACGCTGCTACGCTGGGCCTCACAGAAACCTTCCCCTCCGACGCCGATGTGGTCAACGCGTACCTTTCTTTTACGGGAGGAGCAGATCAAGGAGCGGTAGAGGCAGATTTGCTTAAGTTCTGGCAAACCAATGATTTGTTTGGTAGCAAACTTGCTGCTTTTGCTCCTACTGATCATGCTGACCTTGACGAGCTTCGTAGCGTCATTGCTTCTTATGGCCTTGTATACATCGGTGTAAAGCTTCCTGTCACATTCCAACAGCAGTTCGTACAGAACCAACCATGGGACCTTACAGGCACTCCTGCTGACAATCAGATCGAGGGTGGGCACTGCATCATCCTTACTGGTTACGATAAGGACTACGCTGAATGTATTACCTGGGGTAAAGTGCAGAAGGTGTCATGGAGGTGGCTGCAGAGCTACATGGAAGAGAGCTGGGCTCTCATCACTCCAGAAATTGTTGAGAAAGGTCTTTACGGCAACATGCGCCTCGAAGAACTTACTACTGACCTAGGAAAACTATAATGGCTAATATCCCAAAGAGAACAGATGAGATCCTTGAAGAGCAAGGTGACCGAGTTCGCATTATTGCTAACATTGGCCCAATGCGTTATAAGACCGGTGGACTGTTCTCTGGCCTTCTTGTAGAGGCAATGCTTGGTGATGAACGTATTGGCTATTTTACTGCTGAAAAGCAAGCTAGCGGTAACTACATTATGGATGGCGTCTATGTTGAGCCAGATTATAGAAATAATGGTATTGCTACTGAGATGCTGCGCAAGGCGCATGCAACCGTAAACCTTACCCCTTATGCATTGACTGATAACCAGGTTTACCAATCAGAAGCTGGTAAGAAGCTTATTGACAAAGAAACACGCATGTTCACTGCTAGTACTCTTGTAACTGCTGGACCACTGCTTGCTTTGCCTGAGATTGCTGCTGTAGCTGAAGAAGCTGGTGCTGCAGGATCAGGCGCTAGCAATGTTGGTAAAGCGTTGAATACTGTAAGTAATATAACATCTAATGGTGGCAATAACGGTGGATCAGATGGCCAACAACAAGATGGCACAGCTGAAAGCCCTTCAACTAGTTCACAAGATTTTGCAAACCCTGCGAATCCTGTGATGGGTAGTTTTAAGGTTGTTTCTTTTATGCCAACGCCAACTGTACCGATGGAAACTCCATTGATGATGCCACAACCAAGTACATCAGGCAACCACCCAGGTTATAACGTTAACCAAACAGAAACTAAAACAGAATCGCCTAAAGAAGAAAAGCCTGTAGCAAAAGAAATAACAGAACTAAAAAAACCAGTTTCTAATCCAGACAAAAACTTTTCTTTTGAACTTGACTTCCCTATGCCAATCTCTCACTTTTCTGATTCAGCTCATCCAAGAACTAGCAGTATTGATAGCAATAGATTATTTGATTTGCTTGCTGAAGACCAATCACGCTTTGCTAGCGCCGAGAAAACCACTACTTGGGAATAAGAGTTAAAACAACCCTTAAGGCGCACTAGTCATTGATGAGATACGCTACGCAAGGCAATGGTAACTACGGAGATGATGCTTCGTTACGCGCTATTGAGTCTCCTACAGAGGAAGACGAAGGGTTTGGTTTGCCTGGCCAATCTGCGATTGGCACTGTTGGTTACTTTAGATTTGCAGACATTGGTAACGAAGACGAAAACTCAACAAGATTGACTGCTTTGGGTGATAAACCTAAAGATACCATTGATCTTGGCGGAGAACCACCAGTTGCAAGCAATGAAGGACTAGCTAGCGTTTCACCTGGTTCGCTATCAACGATTATTGGAGCAAATATGAGCATGAATGCAAGAATTGCATATGTTATGGAGAATGGTGAGCCATTCTGTAACCACTGTGAAAAGAACTACTTTCCAAAAGGACGCATTGCTTGCACGTGGTGCGGCTGTGGACGCCCGAATGATGATCATGGTGTAGTTGAGAATGATTTCAATGGTTCAAGCTTGCTTGAGAACGTAGAAGGCCCTACTGCTGGTGATCTTGACGCTGGTCGTGACATCGTTAAAGAAGAAGCCAAAATGGGTGCCGCTGGAGCATTCTACGCAATGTTTAAACAAGCTAACGATAGTGAGCTTTACTACCAAGGGTATGGCGATGCACAATCGGGCAAGCCAATGGATGAAGACCTTGCACTCTTGAGCAAAGACTATTACGAAGGCTACAGAGGGTACAAGTTTTATAACAAAACTCCTCAGCAAAGCGTTGGTCAAAGTCTTTATGATATTAAACCAAATAGCAATTCAATTCCTCGTTCGCACGACATGCACCAGATGACCCCAGGTGAAGCTGACCGTGGTCCTCTTGAATTGACGGATGGTTTTAATCACGCTACCGCTTCTGCTGGGCTTCCTATTGATGTGATTCAAAAGTTCTTTGAGATCTAATATGGCACAGTGTTTTATCTGTAATAATGGTGAACTTGTTAGGACAGCTAGCAAAACAGGACCAGAAATTTATTGTAATGGTTGCCGTAGAGTAGTGCTTAGCTCATACCTTGGGTTTAGTATCACTGCTAATGAGATTGAAAGTTCACTTGAACCATGTGAGGTCAAAACAGATCAAGGCATTAAACCTGGTTGGAAGGGCCCTGGTGACAGAGCCAAATGTAATATCTTTGACCCATCAATCAAGGGTGATTACACTGTGCCAGGTACTGAAGCAAGTGCTAAGAAAAAAGCTACTGACTCTGTTTATTCTTACAGACACCGTCAAGCTGCAAACAAAATCATTAATGCTACTGCCTATTTCTCTGGTGCCCCTGCCGCGATTGTTCCTCAATCGAGTAACTCTCAAGATTTTGCTAATAATGGACCTAACCCAGCACCTCCTTCAGCAAAACCACAAGATTTTAGTGCTACTGACCAAAGCTCTATCGGTCAAGCTACAGCGCCTGGTGGTATACAGCCTGGTGATATGAACAAGAACAACCCACTTAATAGTGGCACTACTGCCAGCAGAAGATTGGCTGAATTGCTTAGTGAAGAACTAGGCCCAAGTTTTTGCACAGAACATATGACGCATGATGAATGTAATCACAGCCGTAAATCGCAATAGTGACTGAGGAAAAAGAAAGACTCCATTATGAACTACGACAACATTGAGATCGAAGCCAAGACTGCTGCTGCTGATGCACGTTGGTTTAACGGTACATCCGAAAGCATCTTGACACGCCTTGACAGACTCCAAGACATCTTGGATAGAACGCGCATGGCTGCTAGCAACCCTAATGCTGGCATGAGAGACATTGAGCGTTATGCCAATATCCTAACTGAGTTGGGTGCTGAGAAGGAATCGCTCGAGAAGCTTGCTTCAGAGTACGTTGACTTTGACACTGACATGTACCTTGACAGCCTTCCTGGTGGCACCATTGCCAAGGAATACCGTGTGAGCAGTGCTGGTACCAGTGACCTGGGTGAAGACGATGGTAGCCTCTTGTACCGTACAGCTGCAGGCATTGAAAACGAATTTGAGAATGCTGACTGGATTAACTTTGTTACTGCTGGTGCTGAAGTCTGGATTGAAGACCAAAGTCCTCACCTGCTTAACAGCCAACTCAACACTCGTGAAGCTGCTGTCTACTATGTTGAGCGTAAGACGTTTCCCATTCTAGATACAGTTAAGCGTGCATCTATCATTGAGAATTTTGTTGATAATGTAGAAATCTGCCGCCGAGCTAAGAATGATGGGTCTAGCTTCCGTAGTATTAAGAGTGCTAGCGCGAATAAGCTTTCTGCTCGTATTATTGAGCAGGCCATTGACGAGTCGTTTGGAGATGGCCTTAACTGGCTCTAACGATGGAAACATGGAATGGCTTTAGAGTCGTCGGTGCAGTAGAAGACGATACTGATACTGACAATGATTTCACCAAAGATGGTGAGCTTGTACCTACTTTAAAGAAGATGCTTGCTGAAGCCTATGTTCTTTATCACACTATCCATGGGTTTCATTGGAACGTAGAAGGATCAGACTTCTATGAATACCACAAGCTATTTGATGAAATTGTAAGTGATATTTACGAGAACATTGACCCTATCGCTGAAAATATTAAAAAACTAGGCGAAAAAGCACCATTTTCTATGAGTCAGCTTGTTAGTATAAGTAGTATCAAAGATACTGACCTTGAAAGCAATAATACAAAAGAGCTGTCTAAGAAGTTCTTGGGTATGAACGAAGAGTACATCGATCATATCAAGAAAGCATTTAGAGTTGCTAACGATGCTGATGAACAAGGCATCGCTAACTTTATTGCTGAACGCATTGATCAACACCAAAAGTGGAGTTGGTTCTTGAAGGCGTCTACTGAGGCATAATGGATTCTGTTACAGAAAACATAGGTAATGTAGTTGCTTTGCTTACTGCAATTGTTAGTGGCCAAGAAGAATTAGCTTATAAAATGGTTCTTGAGAGTGATCCTGTCGAGTTGTTCAGTTCAATCGCTGGAGTTATGATGGTTTTCATTAATAAGTTATCAAGTATTAATGGGATTACCCCAGAAGAGTGCCTAAAGAACTTGGCACTAATAGCGTACAAAGCTAATTAATTATGCCATTAGAATTGCCTGAAGGTATTACTTATAACGATGATAGTAATAAGTTTAACGAAGTAGAAGTTGATTCTACCGTTGATGTTGTAAATGATACAAAATGTATCAAATGTGAATTGCATTTGCAAGCTACGTTAGTTACAATAAACAATAGACACGAAGGCATTATCAAAGCAATGCCAAGTGAAAACATCCTGTGGAAAAACGTCTTACCAAAAGATCGCATTCGATGCATTAAGTTGATCAATGAGACTCTTATGGCAAAGCTAGAAAAACACATGGAAAGGCATAAACATGATTAGATACAGCAATACGCCAGACAAGAGCCCAAAGGTTCTTTACACAGATAGCCCAACGTCACGTGTCACCACTACGTCAGACCTTAAAGGTTTTAATGACGAAGGCACTCCTAACGAGAACTTTAGGAACTTGCAAGACTTAGACGCGGATGATGCTAACGATAACTAAGGACAATAGTGACTGATAAACTGGAAACAAATCCAGCTACACACATTGTAATACCTGATACTCAAGCCAAGAACGGTGTTCCAACTGATCACCTTACTTGGATTGGGAACTACATCGTAGAAGAGTTCCACAACCAAGATGTGAAGATCATTCACCTTGGTGACCATGCTGATATGCCAGCTTTATCAATGTACGATAAAGGCAAGAAGAGTATGGAAGGTCGCCGTGTAAAAGCAGACATTGAAGCTGCAAACGAGCACTGGCATATTCTTAACCAACCATTGTATGACTACAATGAGAACAAGCGTAAGAATAAACATGCTGCGTGGAATCCAGAGCGTCATATCTTGCTTGGCAACCATGAAGATCGCATTAACCGTGCTACAGAAATGGATGCTCAGATCTCTGGGTTGTTTAGTACCGATGATCTTGACTACGCTAAGAGTGGTTGGAGAGTTAGTCCTTTTAAGAATATCCTATGGCTAGATGGTGTAGCTTATAGTCACTTTTTCTATAACCATATGACTGGCATCCCATACGGTGGGAACATTGATACCCGCTTGAAGACCATTGGCCATTCGTTTACTATGGGGCATCAACAAACATTCCTTTATGGTATGCGTTATGTAAACGATAGTAACGAACCATACTCACAACATGGCCTTGTCGCAGGCGCGTGCTACTTGCACGATGAAGACTATAAGGGTCCACAGGGCAACGCTCACTTCAGAGGTATCGTAGTAAAACATGGTGTACAGCATGGTAGCTATGATATCCAGCAGATTTCACTTGACTCTTTATGCCGTAGATACGAGGGAATGAGCCTCGAACGGTTTAAAAAGCTCAAGTATCCGCGTATGTAGTATATGGCTTCTGCAATTACTCCTCAGCGTAAGAACTTTCGTTGCACCTTTAATCGTTATGTATCTGAATACAATAGGGATGCAGTAGTTCGTTCAATTATATCGCAATTTGAAGGGTATTTTGCTGAACCCGAAGTTACAGTCACCGATGATGGTTTTATTATCTCTTTAGCCCTTGGCGACAACCTATCTGCCACAATGGTTAGAGACAAGATCCTTTGGAACCAATTTGTAGAGAGCGTTACAGCTGCTGACGCCATTCGTAAGATGCAGATCATCCGTTTGCCTAAAGCTAGTAAAGAGAACGAAGGCACCGTAGGTGGTTTTGGGCCACATGGTAGTGATAGCGGAGTAGATGAGATTATGGTTGCTGATGGCCGCCCTATCCCCCATAAAGAATTCAAGATTGATATGGGTGATCGAGCTGATGGCCCACCCACAGTTACTGCTAGTCTTCGTTACGCTGACCCAACTGGCAACATGCTTCCTCAGGTTTATGGTCCAGGTGCTGAAACTGATAAACCAGTTGATGAAGACCTTAACAGCGACATTACTAACATGAAGAGTGACCCTTCTACTGAGCTTGACTCAGGTAAGCCTGCTCAAAACCACCCAAAGCTTTTTATGGGTTTTAGAGTGGTTGCTATCAATAGTGATACTGGTGGTGCCTTCACTCTTAATCAACCAAATGGCTTCCAGGACGTTGGTAAGCCACCTAGAAGTGGAGACATCCATCAAGAAGCAGGTGCTGCAACTGGTATTGGTGGTGGAGCCCCTATTAGTGGTGCTAGCTGGTATGTAACCCAACCTGGCAATGAACAAGGCACTGATCTAGGTACAGAGCGTATCAAGAGTGATGCTTCTGCTGCTCCTTTTGGTGCTATTGCTGCTAGCAAGATTGAACCAGAACCAGAAGATGTAGATAGTGCAATTGACTTACCACAAGCGCGTGGTGGTACACAATCTGTCCCCGATGGTGGGCAAGTAGAGGGTTGGTTTGCCAGCCGTTACTTTGGTTTAAATGAAACATATGGATATGAAGGCGATATAGATGACTACGACATATAAGGTATATGCCGCAGGGCAAGAACCAATTAAATACGTACCAGGAGACTTTGTCTTGGTTTCATCTACTGGTGTTCTAGCTAAACTCATTCGCTTTGGTCAATTCTTTCGTTACCATGGCAAGATGAAACCATTCGCTCATTGGAACCATGCTGCGATGATTGTCAACGAAGATGGTACCATTGTTGAGGCTGTTGGCCGTGGGGTCATCACTAGCAACATAAGCGATTATACAAATGTAGAATATTACTACGTTTCAACTAAGCTCAACAAGCAAAGCCGCGATCAAACAGTAGCTGCCTGTAAGAGTTTTATTAAGGATAAGTATGGTTTCTTAACCATCTTGAGTATTGCTTTGGAATTAGCTACTGGCATCAAAATGCAGTTCACTAATAGTAACACTATGATTTGTAGTGCTGTAGTAGCACAATCCTTATGGGCAGGTGGGGTCGTATTCGACCGAAACCCTTATCAAATGATGCCAGCTGATTTAGCTGCTGCTTTCAATATTTTGACAGAATTGCCAAATACTTGATTTTTGTGCATTTTATGCATTAAAGTAAAAATATGAAAAAAGCAGTCATCACTATCAGTTATGATCCCCGTGATGCACAGAGCGACGAGCTCGCAAGCCAAGAGATTAGCGAGACTATGTCTGGCCTTCTTAATAGCTTGCGTACTCAGGTCAATGGCGTCCAGGTATCCGTCAAGTTTACAAATACAAACAATAAGGAGAAGTAAAGATGTCTAATCCAATTAACACAACTACAACTAGAGCAACAGGTCGTGCCTTTGCTTCAGCTATCGTTGGTGCTTTGCTTGCTTGGGGTGCAACCAAGTGGGGCAATCTCAACACTGGTACGTTCACCGTTTTGGTGCCTGTTGCCACTGGTGTTTACTACTCAGCTGTTACACAACTCGAGAAGAAGTACCCTAACCTTGGTTGGTTGCTTGGTACTCTTCCCCAGCCTAAGGTTGTTGCTACGCCTGTTGTAGAGCCCACTCCGGCACCTGTTGCTGCAAAGGCACCTGCTGCTAAGAAGGCTGCAACAAAGGAATAACGCAGTTTAGGTCCTGTAGCTCAGTTGGTTAGAGCACTTCCCTGTCACGGAAGGGGTCGTCGGTTCAAGTCCGATCAGGATCGCTATGAATAAAGTAATTAACTTAGACATGTTAATGACAAACGAGCTTTACTTCCATTGTGATAAAGGTCATGGTGATTGTATCGTTGCATTGCACACATTGAAAAAATTGTGTGATAATAATGAACAAATTAAATGCAACATCTTTATACCTGAGCAATATCGTTCTCAGCTTGGTGAAATGATCCAAGATACGAACGTAAGTTTCATTGATGCACCACACCCACGTTATTCAATTGACCTATGGTGCCATGCTTTGCTCGGTGATAGCATTTATAGCCCCATCCATCATTCAAAGCAAGATAACACTCTTAGTAGCTATTCTATGTGGGTATACGAGATGGGTAATTACCTACACCAATATAGTTTGCCTCACCTAAACAAGCCATTTAATTCTATTGAAGATGTTGTGCTTGATGAAAAGTGTTTTGCAGAAGATGTGCTTGATGGTGAAGAATTTGATTGCTTAATTATCAATGGCTATCCAGTTAGCCCAGTTCTTCTTATGTCTAGAGAAGAACAAGACAAGAACTTTGCTGCATTGCTGCAATATTTGACTGATGAAGGTAACAAAGTTATCACCACCATTAAAGTCGATGGTTATCGTAGCACACAGGATCACAATATGACTTTGGTTGATATTGGCAAACTTGCTAAGCGTTGCAAGGCAGTTGTTGGTGTGCCAAATGCACCATTCATTGCTTCTGTTAACAAGTGGAGCATGGAAACTGTTGGTGAGTTCATTTCTCTGCTTGATCGAGTTAACATCACTACCCCTTACCACGATATGGCTAGGACTTTTGATATCAACAAGAAGTTCAGCACTGTCAAGACATTGCATGAGTTGATCTAATGAAGGCAGCTATTCTTAAAGAGCTCAACGCTCCTTTGTCTATAGAGAATATTGGCCTTACTGAACTACAAGTGGGTCAAGTACAGGTCCGAGTCCTAGTCAGTGGTATCTGTGGATCACAGCTGCACGAGATCAATGGCAACAAAGGCAATGGTAAGTTCCTTCCCCACCTCATGGGCCACGAAGGCTGTGGTATCGTAGAAGACATTGGCCCTGGTGTTACTACTGTTAAAGTAGGAGACAAGGTTGTTATGCATTGGCGACCAGGTGCTGGTATTGAGTCTGCATTCCCCCAGTACATGCTTGGTGACACCACCTTTAGTAGCGGTAAAGTAAATACCCTATCTCAGTGGTCTATTGTTTCGGAGAACCGACTTACCACAGTCCCCTCAGAGACCCCTAATGACCTCGCTGCGCTCCTTGGATGTAGTTTGACTACCGCACTAGGCATTATTGATAATGAGTGCGATTTTAAGTTCGGTGAAAGCGTTGCTATCATTGGCACAGGTGGTGTAGGTCTCAACCTTATCCAGGGTGCAGCTATGCGTAGTCTTAGCCCTATTGTTGCAATCGATAACAATGAAAACAAGCGTGAGCTTTCATTCACTGCTGGTGCTGATCTCTTCTATAATACCTCAGAAGAAAAGTTCCAAGGCAAGGTTGATGTTGTTATTGACACAACTGGCAATGTTGATGTAATCAAAGAAAGCTTTGGTTATCTTTCTAACAATGGTCGAATGATATTGGTAGGCCAACCCAAGCCAGGTACATCGCTTGAGATTGCTAATGCTCTTAGTTTCTTTAATGGCAATGGTCTTAGCATCAAAGCTACACAGGGTGGCAAGACAGACCCAACGGTTGATATCTTGCGTTATGTTAACCTTGAAAAGGCTGGGAAGCTTTACTTCGATGAGTTTATTACTCACAGATACAAGCTTGATGAAGTCAACAAAGCATTTGATATGCTTAGAAGTGGTAATGCCGGTAGAATCATGATAGATATGGAATAATGGACAAGCGCAACTGGACCCCAGAAGAATTGATTGCCTTTGAAGATAGAATTGGCGATCTTTACCTTGATAATAAATTGCCTTTTTTGTTTCACCTCTCTGGTGGCAACGAAGAACAATTGATTGATATCTTTAAGGATATTAAAGAAGGTGACTACGTTATTTCTAACCACCGTAGTCACTACCATGCTCTTTTGCATGGTATCCCCGCAGATGACCTAGAAGACAAGATCCTTAATGGTCGTAGCATGTTTGTTTACGATCGTGCACGTAACTTCTTCTGTTCTGCAATCATTGGTGGTACCCCTGCGATTGCTGCTGGCATTGCTGTTGCATTGAAGAAGAAGGGATCTGACCAAAGAGTCTGGTGCTTTGTTGGCGATGGCACAGAAGACAATGGTCACCTCTTTGAAGCTGCACGGTACGTAGAAGGCTTTGACCTTCCATGCACATTTGTTGTGGAATCAAATAACCGCTCAGTAGAAACTACTAACGAAGAGCGTTGGGGCACCACTGCTCACTTTGAGTGGCCTTTTGAGTGCGTAAAGAAGTACCAATATGACATTACGTACCCACATGCTCGTAAGCCTGGAATGATTGACCTATCAAAGGCTGTCAAACTTACAGATGATGATTACTTCCCTAAGCTCGAGCCTTTTGAATACCCTGTGGTTGATATTGACCCAAGTATTTCTTACAAAGATGCTATTAGTCAGGTAATGACTAAACTTGGAGAAGAAGGTGCTGTATTCATTGGCTATAACGTAGCTAGAGGCGATGCTATGGGCACCATTAAAGAAGTGCCATACGAACAGAAGCTAGAAACTCCTGTAGCAGAGAACCTTATGATGGGTATAGCTATTGGTATGTCATTCGAAGGTTACAGACCAGTAGTTTACTTTGAACGTCATGACTTTATGCTTGTAGCTATGGATGCAATTGTTAACCACCTTGACAAGATCGAAAGAATCTCGCATGGTGAGTTCAAGGTACCTGTTATCGTACGTGCAATTGCTGCTGACTCAGGGCCTTTCTACTCAGGCATTACTCACTCGCAAGATTTTACTGAGCTTCTAAAAGCTGCTGTTACTATCCCAGTTATTGAGCCAACAAACGGTGCAGAAGTAGTAAACGCTTTTTATGGAGCTGCTTTGAGTGGTCGTCCAGCAATTATCATCGAAAAGAAATCACGATACTAGATGAGTCGTGTACTTGTAGTCGGTGAGAGTTGCAAAGACGTATTTGTTTACTGTGATGCAATGCGCCTTGCCCCTGATGTTCCAGTGCCAGTGCTAAATGTACTTGGCCAAGTAGAGAATGCAGGCATGGCAATGAATGTACTGAATAACATCAGTATGTTTGTTGACTATGACATCATTACTAATGAGAACTGGGATAGCATCACTAAAACGAGGTATGTGCATAACGCTACTAACCATATGTTCTTTAGAGTTGATGCAGAATCTAACTATGGTAGATTTCATAACAATATTGATTACAGCAAGTACGATGCTATTATTATTTCTGACTATAACAAGGGATTCCTTACAGAAGAGGACATCCAAGACATTTGCGAGTCGCACCCACGTGTTTTTGTTGACACAAAGAAGAAGCTTGGCAAGTTTATAAGTGATGCATTCATTGTTAAGATCAATGATTATGAGTACAACAACTCAGAACCTATTGCTAGACTTTTTTACTCAGATATCATTATTCATACCATGGGTGCTAAGGGCTGTGAGTACAGAGGCGAAAGATTCCCCGTTACCCCTGTAGAAGTTAAAGATTCTTCAGGTGCAGGTGATGCTTTCATAGCAGCACTCGTGGTCAAGTACGTTGAAACTAACGATATCGTACAAAGCATTGAGTTTGCTAACAAGTGTGCTTCTGAGGTAGTAACACATAGAGGAGTTACAACAATATGATCATTCTGACTGGTTCAGAAGGGTTTATTGGAAGTAATTTTAAAAAAGCGCTCTCAGGCAAGCAAGTCATCTATCTTGACTACAAAGACTGCCATAGTTTCTTATATAGCTTTAAAGAATGGGACAAAGTTGAGCTTATCCTTCACCAGGGTGCTATCTCGAGCACAACGGAGAAGGATCTTAGAAAACTATACACGTGGAACGTCGAATTTACGATGGATCTATTTGAAATCGCTATGTTGTTTGGCATCCCTGTAAAATATGCTTCTTCTGCCTCTGTTTATGGCAATTTAGATGGCATTGTTAATCCAATCAACCAATATGCCATTTCAAAACTGCAAATTGATTATTGGGTGCAAGATCGTATTAAAGACTTCTCACTTATCCAAGGATTCCGTTATTTTAACGTATATGGTAACGGTGAGCAGTATAAAGGCGACCAAGCAAGCCCAGTTAGCAAGTTCTCAGCTCAGATTGAAGAAACAGGCGTACTAAAACTGTTTGAAGGCTCTGACAAGTTCTATAGGGATTTTATTTGCGTAGATGACGTCGTCAATATCGTTCTTAACAATGATAAGACCTCTGGCATCTATGATCTTGGTACAAGCAACCCAATTAGCTTTCAAGACGTTGCTGAGGCAGTTGCATATAGGTACAGTGGTGCATTAGAGTACGTACCATTCCCAGAGCATCTAGTTGGCAAGTATCAAACGTATACTTGTGCCAAAAAAGAGTGGGGCGACTACAACTTCAAGACAATAGGTGATTATCTAGATGGATAAGAAGATATTTCTCACTGGTACGTTTGATGTAATCCATCCTGGCCATATTGAGTTGTTGAAATACGCTAAGAAGCATGGTGACCACTTGACTGTTGCTATTGACACCGACAGAAGAGTAAAAGAGAAGAAGGGCGAGGATCGTCCGTTCCACAACCAAGATGATAGGCAACTTGTTATCAGCTCTATAAAATACGTTGATCAGACTTTCCTATTTGACTCAGATGAAGAGCTAATTAACCTTGTTAAGGCTTTAGAACCAGACGTGTGGTTTGCTGGTGCTGACTGGTGGGGTAAAGAATTTCCAGGTAAAGAATACGCTAAGAAAATTAGCTATTTTACTAGGATTGAACCGCATTCAACGACTAGGATACTAGAACGATGAGATATGTTGTAGACATTGATGGTACTATCTGTACGCTTACAGATGGCAAGTATGAAAACGCACTACCCATAGAAAATGCTATCAAAAAGATTAATGATTTGTATTCTAAGGGCAATACTGTTGTTTATTTTACTGCTCGTGGTATGAGCAGGACCACTAATGACCCAGTGCTGTCTGATAGGCTTTTCCGTGAGATTACAGAGCGCCAATTAGAAGAATGGGGTTGTAAGTACCATTACCTAATTATGGGCAAGCCTTCTGGTGATGTTTATATTGATGATAAAGGAATCAACAGTGATGACTTCTTTAAATAAAGAGTTTGTAGAAAAGGGCTGGGGTTACGAAGAGATTCTCTGTAACTCTAAGAAGTACTGTGCCAAGATCTTGCATATGAACAAGGGCAAGAAGCTTTCTTACCACTACCACAACATTAAAGACGAGACATTCTATGTAGAGAATGGCAAAGTCATTGTTGTGTACGGTGAGACAGATGACATTGAGCTAGCACAAGAGAAGGTACTTAACGCGGGTGATCTTTTCCATGTACCAACAGGGTTGCGTCACAGGATCATTGGCTTAGAAAACTCACGGGTGTTTGAGTTCTCGACACAGCACTTTGATGATGATAGTATTAGAGTAATCAAAGGCGATTAGTTTTACAATCCCAGGTAGCTCAGCGGCAGAGCAAGCGACTGTTAATCGCTCGGTCGTAGGTTCGATCCCTACCCTGGGAGCATAAGGAATGATGGCTGAGTGGTCGAAAGCACCGGTTTGCTAAACCGGCGAGGTGTTAAAGCCTCCGTAGGTTCGAATCCTACTCATTCCGCTGCATGCCATGCTAGTGTCTTTGAGGGATGGTGTAATGGCAACACGTCTCATCAGATAATGCTGTGCGTAAACGCTTAAAACATTCTGGGGTAGTGTAAAGGTAGCACCGGAGTCTTTGGAACTTCTAGCCCTCGTTCGACCCGAGGCCCCAGAGCTTGAAGGTTCGAGTCCTTCTCCCTCAGCAAACCGACAGTAGCTCAGTGGTAAGAGCGGAAAGCTTATATCTTTCTGGCCGATGGTTCGATTCCATCCTGTCGGACTTTTATTATTGCATGTTCAACTCCTACTGCCCGGACTCATAATCTCTTGGTCGGGGGTTCAATTCCCTCCTGCCGGACAATTTAAAACAAGCTCTATCTTATAACAGGTATTAGGCAATATGTTGCCTACTGTCCAGCGTTTCTACGGAAACAATATAAGGAGTAACACGATGACCTCAATGTTTGATTATGACGACTCAGTAAATATGGCTTTTGATGCCAAGATTGCTGGTAAAAACCTTGTCACCGCTAAGCACGAATTGCTTACTAAGACCGGTGATTTCTTGTTCATGGCACACAGTGACCGTGAACTTGCTTTCCGTATGCAGATGGTTGAAGAGGACATCGAGCGCACTGCTCACCGTAGACTCGCTAACGTTAGTGACTCCAAGGCTAAGCTCGTCCGTGCCGTGCTAGAAGAGTGGACTCTGCGCCACGCATCTTGCCAGTTCTGCAAGCTTGCTTCTGATAAAGACCCCAATAGCAATAAAGACGTTCCTGACTACACGCCCAAGAGCAATGCCAATGACTACCACAAGCACTACGATGGAAGTGATGAACCTCCTTGCACTAACTGTGGTATGCGTGGCAACCACTACTGCACAGGCAGTAAGGGTCACCCTAACACACCTAACCCGTACAACCCAAAGAAGGGTCCTAACCCGTACAGCCCGGATAAGGGTCCTAACAAGGGTCCTAACAAAGATCCTTACAGAACTGACCCTAACAAGCCATTTACTCCACACCCCAACACAGCTCCTAACAAGCAACCTGACAACCCTTACAAGGGTCCTAACAAGGGTCAACCTGGCATCCCTAACCCGTACAACCCAGGCAAGGGTAAGGATCGTCCTGAGACCAATATCATGCCTCCACACCCTAACAAGCGGCCCGATAATCCTGACAAAGGTCCTAACAAGCCCCCTTACCAAAAGTAATATCAACCTTTATTAAATCGTTAGGTTGATATGGATAAAACATTTAACTCTAAATACTCGTCGGGTACTGGTAGCATTAGTGGGAGTGACCCTGAATGGGGCACTGGCAAAATGGTCAGCAAGTCTCCTTTTGGGTTGCCTTGGTATGTTGACGAACCAGAAGATCTTAAGGTTATTCGTAGATCAAAAGACCCCCATTGGCAATTTGGTTCAACTCCTAGAAGCAGAAAAGAACGTGATGAACTCGGTCGCCCAATAGCACCTGTTGAAAAGAGAGAAAAGGATACTTGGGAAGAATTTGATCCTGACGTACACAAACCTAGTTTTGCAGTCGATTCTGAAGGTGTAAAAGAAAAAGATCCAGCAGAACCAACCCCTCCAAAAACTCGTTATACAAGCGAAGAGGATGCTCTTAAGCGTATTCTTAACCAACAGGGTCAACGAACAACTGATTTCCCCATTATCTATTCTCCAGAGGCACTTGAATTCTTGAAGGAATCAAGTGTTATTACTTTGTCACGTATTGAAGACATTGTTAAGCCAACCAGAAGAATTTTTAACGCTGCTGTTAACTCAGAAGATAATTATGACACTGATAATCCTGAGAACTTGCAGGATGAATGGACTGATCGTACTCCTGAGGAAGAAGAAAAAGACCAAGCTGAATCAGAAGCATCAGAGGAAGAGGAAGAAGAAAATCAGGTAGGTAAGTTTACTTACGATGATAATCATTCTTTTACCCCTGCTGCTCCAGGGGTAGACGAAGAGCCCGAAAACGAAGACAATCAAGAAGAGGGTACTTCACAAGACAGCGGTGAAGAGGGTAAAGAAGACGAGGATATCGTCCCAATCCCAACAGCACCACCAAGGCCTAAGAAGTTTAAGAGCTCTACGCCAAAAGTAATTACAGAACAAACTGCTGTCCCTCACAACCCTGAAAACGAAAGTTTTGATGAAGAAGATGAGAACCTTGCTCCTATTGCTGAATCAGGTGCTGCTAGAAAGCTAAAGCAAGATAAGAACCGTAAGAAAACTGTCAATGTTCCTCCTCACGCTGTGCAAGGGCCTGACCGTTTCATTGCTCACCTTTTACGTGAAGACAACGAAAAAACACAAAAAATGCTTGTAAGAAAAAGTGACAAAAAAGGCATTACTTACAATGCTGCTCTTGATGATACCTTAAATGACTTAAGAGAAACTAATGAAAAACGCGAGAATATAAAAGAGCTTAGCAAGGCAATCCTTGACAAAGGCCTGTCCGATGACGGGTATGGCAAAGCAGTCACTAAAGAACGTGGAGAAAAAGAAACTCACGTGCATTGTGGTTGTGAAAAAAGAGATGGCTTTGAAACGCTTGATAACATTGCTAAGATCAAGGGATCTGATCAGTATAAGCAAGGCATCATTGATATCAAAAGAGATCCACAAGAATATGACTCTGATGGTTACTCAAAGCGTGACCGTATGGATAAATTTATTGCAGAATCTACTCGTTGTAAGGGTGACTAATGTCAATTCATGATACACACTACGACCCAAAGAAGCGTTGCGCTATAGCAGACTTTGTAGACTCTCTTCCCGAAGATGAAAAAAAAGACTGGGCTTACTTAGGTAATTGCGGCATTATTCAGCGAGAATCTAGAAAAGCAAAAAAAGCTAGAAAACGTGGTGGTAAGAGTTGGGATAGCACCATCGGCGCAGAGAACAAGCATGGTGAGATTATTATCACCCGCTCCGGCAATAGTCAAATCCATTCTTGTGTTAACCATGCTGCTTTGCTTTTGAATGAAGGCGTCAACATGGAGCACATGCTTCAGCATCAACGACCTGATCTAAATCCTGGTGAAAGCCCAGACACGCAGAACCGTTTCCACAACAGAACAGAAATGCGCACTGAAAGATCAGACAAAGCAAAAGCTAGGCTGACTAAAAGAAAAATCTTGGAAAATAAAGAAAATAGAACGCGACGTAGAACTGATGCTGATGCTGATGCTACACCAGTGCCTAATCCAAATAGAACACCAGTGGAATACTTTAATGAAAAAGAGCTTAAACCAAAGATTAAATTCAATGCTGGCGAAACAGAAACGCCTACAGCTCCTACAGCTCCTACAGAAACCAAGCGTCCTGGTCGAGAGCGTAAGAACAAGCCAACACCTGCCGCGCCAACACCTGCCACGCCAACTAGTAGCCCAACAATTAATATTCCAAAAGCAAGAGTAAACCGGTTGTTTAATGAAAACGAACTCGAAGATGACGAAAGCTTATAATGAAAAAGTTTGTTTTTAATAAAGAGATAGAATACGTTAAGACTTCAGCCAATAACTTTGAGCCTGAGCTGCCTAACGCAAAACAAGAAGAATACAATCGGCTTGAGAACGAAGCACGTAAGACTCGCAAAAAGCGTGAAAAAAAGCGCAAACAAACTGATGATTTTAATGACGCACCATTTGCTATTTTGATGGGTGATCACGACTATGACCCAGACACAAACCCAACTGCAGAACCACCTTCGTGGGAGTTTGTTCACCATGAAATACCTAAGTACTCGGGAGAAAATAACCGTGGTGCTGACTATACCCGCGACTTGAAGCAAACTTTGCTTAGTAGTGGTCAGTACCGTACAGTTCGTATCCCTAAATCACAATACTCAAACTCTGAGCATGCTGATTTTCTTCTTGATAAAGCACCGACTGGTATCTTAGGTTTTAGACGCGTAAATCCTGGCGAGAACATTAGTAGTGCTACAAGCAAGCTTCTGCGTGCTAATGAACAGGGTGAGAAAAGCAAAGCGCAAGGCGCAGGGACTGGCTCTGATGGGCTAGACCCAGACTCAGTTGCTAATATCATTGCCAACCACAAAGGTGATGCTATTCACCACTTAATGTCATTGGCTCTTAGTGCTAGCCCTTATAAAAAGGGTGACGATCTTTGTGTGTGCGGAGGGGATTCAACCCATGGTTGTGTAGTGCCTCATGGTAGAGGTGATACCCCAGAACAACTGCCACAAAGAGTGCAAGGTGGCAGTGTCCCTGGCTACAAAGAGCGTCTTTCACAGAACCCATTGCTCAAATTTTTCCGCAATGTGAATGGAAAAACTACATTAGCTCACGCTTTTGATGAAGGTGGTCCCGAGGGTACATTCATGCCTATGACGCACTTTACAACAGAGGGTGATACTGTTAGACGTTATACAAGTTACAACGCTGCAAAAGCAAGCGATGTTACTGGCGATGATCCTGATATGTATGAACGTCCTTTGTGCGCATGTGGTGATGGTAAGGTTAACGCATACCAGAATGAAAACATTGTTGGGGACCGTGATTGCTTCAAGGGCAACGTAAGAAAAAAAGAATCCGTTGATAGCAACGGTAAGCCTATCCTTGTACCACACACAATTGGTTTGGGCGCGGGCAAGCTAAAGTACGTTAATCCTGAAGACGCACCTACATGCAGAACTTGTGCTGGTAACAAATTTACTGATGATGGTGCAAAATCAGTACGATGCGCAACCTGTAAGGGTACAGGGCATGATCTAAGCGCAATTGATTGTGATAACTGTGAGTCACACGACTCTAGTATCCATTTGACACCCGATAACGTTTGTCCATATTGCGATGGAACAATGTACGATAAGACTAGTGACACCCCAACTTTGGTTAAAAAAGATTCAACATCATGGGATGATAACTACGAAAGCGCAACTAAAAACCATACTGCAGATGTACTTTATGGCATGGCACAAGTTGCTTTCCCATTGAAAGGCACTGGTGTTGGTAGCACTGGCATTGATCACTACCACCATGAACGTCGTAAAGACTGCATAAATTGTGATCATGATGATCAAGAGATGTTTGACGAGAATGGTAAAGCTACAGGTTTGCCATGCCCCTGCCACATAAGAAGCGCAGCAGACTCAAGCACGTTGCCTCCAGGTACACACATCTTCCATGGTGATTCTAAGACTGGTGCGGGCGCTGGTGTCTATGTTCCTACCAGAATGCTACAAAAGTCTATGGTTGATACCTATGGTGAAGGTCTTGAAGCTAGTCCTCATGAATTCCACCACTTTCCTGACCTTATTGATGCAAAGACTAAAAAAACAACAACAGATTTCTATAGAAATATGAATGATGCAGATGTTGATGATATAAACAGTACTAAGCCACTTAGATCACAGTTCGTTACTGGTATGTTGCAAAATGGTGTTAGCACGCCTAAAGAAGATCTGCTTGACGCTCTTAGGAAGAGTGAAGAGAACTGGAAAAAACCAAATGCTCATTACACAGCACCTTCAGCGGATCTTGCTTTAGCTAAAGAATTAGCTAGCAAAGTGGGTACAGTTCCTGACTTAGTCCATCCCTATGTTGCAAAGAAAGTAAAAGAACGTGCAGTAAACCAACCTGTCTTTAGACACGACCCAGAAAACTTCCCGGAGCACATGCAAGAAGGTGTGTATGCTGTTGAACGTACTATGGGCATTTTGCCTGATGCAAATTCTGGTCGTTACAATATGGATACAGATGCATTGTATAAATCTCTTAGACAAGGTGACACTGAAGGTGCTGCTAAATCATCTGCTAAGTTACATGAGCGTATTAAACGTTTCAGTGGGCCTAGAAGTGCAGAATTGTTTAAGCAATCAGTATCTAAGTTCCCAGATTATCAGACAGATAGCTGGACAATTAAGCCAGCAGAAGTAGAGGCAAAAGCAAATGAATAAACCAACTTTTAACTCAAAGATTGCTGCTACCCCAGAAGATTTTAACCAATACGACGAATATAGCTCAATGACTCCAGAGCAAATGGGTGAAGCTGGTTTTTATTCTGAGGAAGCTCAAGAACGTGTACGCCCAAGTAAAGCTAAAGAAAAGCCAAGCACAACCCGTAAGACTCCATTGCCTGGTGACATTACTGTTTATTCTGCTGAGCCTATTACATATAAACCAAAGCTTCAAAAAGGTCAAAAGTTTAGGAACGTTGTAGACCCAGAAGAGTATAAGCCTTTTGAAAGTGAAGCTAGCGAGTACCATAGCAATCTTCACAAAATGGCAGCATTGTTAAAAGTACCTGTGCTTACTATGATTTCACAGTTCCCATGCCCAACATGCAAAGGGAAGATGCACGGTGGCTTTGAGGAAGCTCCAGTAAACAAACCACATGAGCAACTTGAATGTATTACTTGTGGTAACAAAGGTTTCCATCTACCGAAAGAGCATGCTGACTTGCTTGACAACATGTCTGACGTTTCTATGGAGAACCGTAAGCACAACGAAAACGTTCAATGGCACGAAGATAACTGCCTTGCTCATGACTGTGCTGATGGTTGCCCTATCAATAGAGCTATCTTACGCCACAGATTAAACAGAAAAGATGAAGATGGTAACTTGATAAAAGGTTGCCATCCTTCTGAGTTCTGCACTGATAACCAGTGCATGCACCATGAAGAAAAAATTAATGGTCAAAGAATGCACTGTGCAAAAGATTGTGATCATGTTCTTGGGCAAGGCAATCTTGACGAAGAAGGTGGTGGCCCACTAGGACCAGCCGACCAGGCACGTGCTAATTTCCTTGAAAAAAGAAAAAAGAACTGTACTAAATGTGACGGAAATGGCTGCAGAGAATGCAGTAGCCCTAAGATCCCACGTGGTGTTGCTTTCTCACGAGCTGGATCAAGCACTAGTACTGTGTCTTTTGCTGCCCGCCGCGCCACTGTTGGTGAAAAAGACAACATTGCTCCTATGTTGCAAATCATGGGTGGTCACCCTAGACAAGGAATTAGACGAGGCACTCCCATCTATAAGATTGGTGGTTGGGACAATACTAACCCTAATGCTGCTCTTTATTCTGATTTGCCCCAAGAAGACTACATGCTGCGCCACCACACTGATGGTGCTGTCCATGTACCGGGTATGCCTACAGAAAATAATTATGAAGGCGGCATAAACGATCCTAAATTTCATGAGGATTATGGTAAGTGGAAGAATGTTGTAGACGAAGCAAACGCAAAAAGTTATCAAGAATCTTTTTACAAAGCTCCTCATAGACAAAGAGAAATGCGTGATGAAACCGCCAATGCTGGTGGCTATCAGGGTAAACACACTTTTGGTGTTATTACAAACGTCAGCCATGATGGGCAATACGTTGAAGGCGTTGAGTGGGGCGCTAGTGCGGAAGATGATCGTAATGCGTTAAGAGATCAGATAAAAGGTACGTATGGTTATCGTCGTCAAACTAGACGTACTAGTGGTGACACGGTTAACAAATCTTGGAAGAGTAAACGGGATAGAATCGTAAGAAAGCCTGTGCAAGACCACATTGCTAATGCAATGGATGAACTGCAGCCAATGATTGGTGAAAAGACTACATCAAGAAGAGTAACTGCAGTACCTTTTGCCTGTCACGTTAGCCAGGTTGGTAGAGTAGATACAGTCAACTCTCAATTCTTGCAAACTGTTGGAGACGTTCAGACAACCATGTTTAGACGTGATGTCGATCCTAGCCACAGAGATAACCCTGATGCGAACCAAGATCAAAAGATTCAGGCTGTTGTTCACCACTTAAAACCAACGCTTCTTAGTACAGAAGGTTATAAGCACCTCATGTATACCACGCCTAACAATGAAGCTAGACGACGTATGTATGGTCTTGCAGAGGAAGCTCATGCCGTATATGGGGTCCCACTAAACCACAAACACAGTTTGATTCCTAGAGAAATGCATGGAGTACTCGCTGGTCACGTAAGTATCAATAACAGAAATGACTTTGATGAAGCTTCACCATCAACTTTAGCTTACCAAGCAGCTATTAAGAGCCCAGGGCTTAATCTACCAACAAGTCAAATGCCCGGTCGATTGAAGGGTGGTGTACCTGAGATTTCTGACGAAGATGCGCAAAGAATGGCTGATACAGTCAATAAAAAACACTTCCGCGAGAAAAAAAGAAACCTAAGCAAAAATGAATTGGAAGATGTCCACGACGCTATCAAGAGCGAAGGTCACATCAATGGTGGCCTAAGAGCTGCTGGATTTGATCCAGATGATGAGGAAGAATAATGAACCGTAAAAGAAGCTACGTAGAGCCAAAGGATGCCCCCGAGGGTGTACCCTGCCGTTTTTGTGATCTACCTTCGTATACAGATGGTCTTGGCCCTGTACACCAAGATGGTGTTGCTGTAGATAAGAAAAGGCCATTGTTTTCCCACGAATACTGCCTTATGAACTCAGGTGGTTTGAAGCAAGACAACCAGGACTTCTCACTACAAGAGCTGCTCCCGTCTTACCTTAGAACTAATCAAATGAATACTTTGGGTGCCCCAGCTGAGCAGCCTATGCAAATGGTTGCCAATGTTCAAGATGATGATAGCGTGTGGGCTTTTGCTTCAAAAATGCGTTTTATTGCTAAAGAAGAAGTTAATAACTTGACTCATATGAAGAAATCACCAGCAGTACAACCTGCAACAGAAGTTAATAAATCAGAAGAATATGACTCTGATGACACGGGTGCACCTAACCCACCAAGCAAGTAGAGCAATGTAATTAACCACGATTCATACCGTAGTGTATGTATCCACGCACAGGAGAGATTAATGGAACCCCGTTTGAATATTAAAGTAGCTGAATTGTTCGATAAGACTGCAGCTGATATGGGTGCTAACCCCGATGTTAACTTTATGGACCCAAGCCAGCAATGGATTGGTGACTACATTGACCAGGACAGCAACCACTTCGAGAAAAACATGGACGCTTACATGCAACAGCGTCAGGGCCTGGGCGACCAGATTCAACGTTATGTTGATGAAGGTATGACCAACAACCAAGTGTTTGGTCCTGCTAGTGACCGTGACATCATGGCTAATGAGCCTGAAGTCGCTGGTACTGGTGACCTGCAGCTTGTTCCTTCCAAGGCAGCTGGTAAGTTTGCTAGCCAAGCTAATGGCTTCCGTACGAATCAGGCTCACCCTGACTTTACGCTTGGCCTTGTTGCCAACGTAAGCACCGGTTCGTTGATCAACTCTCGAGTCGTTGCAGAGACACCTAGCACAAAGATCGCCGGTACGGTTATTGCCGTTGGTGACAGTGAGTTCGCTGTTATCTGGGATGACCGTACTGCCTCTGTTGAGCGCAAGGGCGACTACGAATTGGTGATTGCCCAATAGCTCATGTTTAGGTCCAGAAGAACTAAGATCGTTTCTACTCCTGTAGAAGAGATCCTTGAGGTTGAGTTTCCTATCAAAGATGAATGGGAAGAAATAGAAACTTGGGAAGAACCCGAGCCAGAGCAAATAACTAACATTGAATTCTTAGCGATTAAGTACACTGAGAACGAAATGGAATGGGGAACGCTTACCAACTATGATGGCTATGAATTTAGCTTCCAATGGGATAACAAGGCAAAACGTATTGTTCGCCTTGTTGGACCTAGAGTTGATAAGTTAACTTGGGATCTTTGCAACGATGTGCTACACAAGTATTACATCAAGCCAGAACCACCAAAGGTTGAAGAACCAATTGGTCCCCAGATTGAACAAGCAGTAACAAAGATTGAATCAGCAATAAAGAACTCACTGAACCCAGTAGCTAACGCTTTTAAGAACATGGAAAGCAAGCTAGAAAAAGCGATTACGGTAAGGCCAGCTCCGGCTCCTGTGCAAGCTGCTCCTGCTCCAAGGCCACAGACAGTTCAGTCAGTACCAATGGCTGATGCACCGGCTATGAGCGTTGCAGATGATGACATTAGCATGAATGCTATGAAGTTTCTCCAGCAATCAGATACACCGGATCTAGGTATAGATTATATGAGTCTTTAAGGAGACAAGATGGAATTCGCAGAAGGATACGGTCCAAAGCAAGTAAAGAAGCCATACGTATTAGGTCAATTTGTTACTGTATATGGTAACGATGGTACGCCTGGTTCTGTTAACCCTGCTGCAGTTGCATACTCACCAGTATCTTCCGGTAGTGAAATCACACTGAACCAATCATGGAATGGTGGCATAACTGGGGTTCTGAGTCCCGGCCTCAACCTCAACGTTAATGGTAATGGCAATACAGACACCTCATTCATCTTTGCTCCTGGCGCTGCGACTGCAATTACTGACTTGACAACCGCTGTTCTCAACTTGGCACCAGCAGCAACCTTCTCTGGCAGTGCAGGTGTTTCATGGCAAGGTTCATATGACCGTTATTCCGCAGCGGATGCCTCTTGGAATGTAATTGCAACTGGCACAGTAACTAGTGGTGGTGGATCACTTAATCTTAACCAATCTGGCATTGGTAGCGTAGTTTACAACGCTTACCGCATTGTTGCCAGCGGTACACCAGGGGCTGGAATCATTAACTGGTCTATCCCTGGATTCTTCCTTGATATTAATGCTCAGAGCATTGGTCAGAATGCTATTTATGATAATGGCAATATCGGTCAGCTCAACATCCAGGACAATGACAGAATCACTATTAGTGGTGGTCAGCAGACCGGATATGCAGAAGACCCAGAGCCACTTGCTGCAATTAAGAACAACGCAGACTACTTCGGTTAAGGAGAAACTATGGAAAGACAACAAAACATCAGACAAGCTTCAATCCGCAGAGTCGGTGCTAACTTTGATTTTAATGGAAATCCTATCACTCAGAACCGTTCAGGTGGTATCATTAGAGCTACACGTAGTGTAAACTATCCATGTGGTCACCAGGCCATCCCTGGGGTTGAATCTTGTAGCTGCATGGCATTCTAGAAAGATTAATTGATGGCTACCAATGACTGGAGTGCCTCTACGGAATTAAACCGTATGAGAACAGCCGGTATTACCCTTCCTAAAAACCCTATTGCTGGTCGTGTTGCTGCTCGCGACATGCTTAGCAGAGCTAAAACTAGTGGATCAATGCTTAATGACATTGGTCCTATGGCTATGGCTATGGGTGGCCCTCCAGAAGGTAGACAACGTCTTAACTCTCTTAAGCAAGGTTTTAACCTTGAAGGAATTGCCAACACACCAAATCGTAGGTTAGCTGCCGCTACAGGATCAGATGCCCAGTGGGCTCTTCCTAAACTACATGACCCATTTGAATACTGGCGTGAGCGTACGTGGTGGTTCAACATGGAGGACCCCGATGAGCAAACCAGAAAAATCAGAGACTGGGCCCGCTTACTTTATACTACTCACCATCTGGTACCTGGCCTTATTGATATTTATACTAGGTTTCCACTTCTAGACATTGAGCTGGTTCACCCAGACAAGCGCATCTCTGATTTCTACAACGAGTTGTTCTTTGATGGTCTTAATTACCAAGACTTCCTTTATGACCTTGGCCGTGAACACTGGACCGTTGGTGAAGTATTCGCCATGGGTTCTTGGCACGATGGTATTGGTGCATGGGAAGAAGATGAGATCATCAACCCCAACGATGTTATCGTTGCTAAGAACCGTGCTCTTAGAACGTACCAGTACCACGTTAAAGTACCTGAAGAGATCAAGCGTCTTATCGAGCGTCGTGACCCACCACAAGAGTATGCAATGCTTATGCAACTCTACCCTGACGTTGTGGCGTGGGCTAGACAAGATAAAGAAGTACCTGTTTCTGATGTGATCATGAAACAGATCAAGTTCTCTACTAATCCTTGGAGCGAACACGGTACGCCAATTCTTCTTCGTGCTTTTAGAACGCTTATGCTCGAAGAGTCCCTTAATGCTGCTCAAGACGCTATTGCTGACCGCCTATACAGTCCTCTTATTCTTGCTACTCTGGGACTTCCTGATGTAGACCAAGACGGTCCATGGATCCCTGACGCTCAAGAGCTTCAGTCATTGCGTGACGACTTAGCTATGGCTATCAACTCAGACTTCCGTTTGATGACATACCACCATGGTCTGCAGATTCAGAATGCCTTTGGTCGTGAGTCAATGCCTCGTCTTGATACAGACTTCATGCGCGTACAGACAAACCTCATGGGTGTATTTGGTATTGGTGCTGACCTTATTCAGGGTGGCCAGGGTGGTACATATGCTTCTGGTGCTCTTAACCGTGAGCTCATCACCCAGATGCTTAGCACATACCAGCACAAGATTGAACGCTTTATCCGTAGCCGTATGGAACCAGTAGCAGAAAGACAGGGTCACTACGAGATGCGTAACGTAGGCGGCCAAATGGTTCCTGTTATGGAAACTGTTCTCATGGTTGATGAAGAGACTGGTGCTGAGTACGTTGAAGAACGACCCAAGCTAGCTATCCCAGAAGTACGATTCCGTTCAATGAACTTGAGAGATGAGACAGTTGAGCGTGGGTTCCTCCAGCAGCTCAGTGCCTCAGGCTTCCCAATCTCACTCAGCACCCTTGCTGTCAATATCCCAATTGACTTTGATGATGAAATTCATGCACGTAAGGAAGAGAAGATTAAGACGGTTGTTGCTGAGCAGCAATTCAAGAAAGAACTGTTCAACCGTTTGATGACATTGCAATTGCCAGTGCCACCAGAATATGTGCAGGAATACCAGGCCTACCTCGCGATGTTGGAAGACCCATCGCTTGGTGCACAGCTTGCTCCAGGTGCTATGGCTGGTCTTGTTGCACCGCCTAGTGCTCCTAACATGACTGGTAACACAGCAGGTAATAGCGATGCAGCCGCTGGTGCTCAAGTGTACCCAAGCATTAACCAAGAAGCTCAAGAACGTCAACGCCCAGAGATCAGCTACGAACAGCGTAAGAGCCAACCTAAGCCTTCTAAGAAGGGTCCTAAGAATGGGCCTAAGAAGAAGACTGCATCGGTATCTGGTTGGGATGAAGACGACGACTTTAGCGGACGCGTTGAGTATGGTGACCGTATGAAGTTCGCCGTACCATTTGAGCAGCGTAAACGTAAGCGCATGAAGCTTGCTTCTGGTATGAAGGTTATCGTAGACAATAGCTATGAGAAGTTTGATGAGGAAACGTTTAAACAACACCTTGCTAACGCTCTTGATGGCGAAAGTTCAATGATACCTACGCCTACTAACAACCAGAATACGGGCAACCCAATTGCTGATATGGCAGGTGGTAACAACCCAGGTGGTGGTACCGCAAGCTCTGCTCCTGGTGTCGTACAGACAAACCCTGAAGAAGAAACAGCTTTGTAGGATTTATAGGTGCGTAAATAATGCACTAAGAAGTAGAACATGCATTATTGAACCGGAGACCCCTATGAGCACTCTTTTTAACAATGAGACTCCTCGTCTTCTACCAAAAGCTGCTTTTAATAAAAAGAGCTTTCTTGAAGTAGTTAGCCCACTTGTCAAGCTTGACATTATCAAAGAGGGAGAAGGCAGTAAATGCCGCAACGCCCACAAGCTTGATCTAAGAAACAGCATCTATGAAAAAATTGATGCATAATGCTTGCCTCATCTTTTTTTAACACAAGCAATACGTGGTTTAGTTACCTATCTAATTTCTTCTTTGCTGCTGCTGGTTTTGGTGCTGTAGCACGTTTTATTTACAAACTTATTGTTCGTCATAGCGATAATAAGATGGATGAACTTGAAGCAAAGATTACAGAAACAAAAATTGATCAAGACGATAAATTTGAACGTCTTTTTAACCAATTTAAAACTAATGGTGGATCAAGCCCCAAAGACCAGTGGAATCGCTTAGAGACAAAAGTTGACCACTTGATGAGACTTGAGAACCATGTAGACAAACTTACACAATCTCTCGATCGCCACCTTGGCTACCATGAAGGATTAAGAGCAGCGCACGAAGACGAGGACTAATGGCAAGAACATTTAGGCACCCCATCACGGGCGATTCTATCGGTCTTGGCAAGCACGTTTCTTGGAAGATTCAATTCTCTATCCGTAATTGGTATTTTATTGGCACTATTACTTTTATCACGGTCTTTTTTGTTATTTGGGGAACATTTGATATTGGTGTGATCAGTTGGTGGAATGTATGGGCATCGTACATGGCACTGTTCATTGAGTCTGTTGTTGGCATAAGCATGTTTGAGCAAACACGAGCAGATGCTGCTGTCCTACGTAAAAGCTTAGAAACAATTGAAGAACTGCTTGTAAAGATCAATCAAATACTTGAGATCGAGCAAGAACAATCTAAAGAAGTGCACAACCTTGTTGATGCGCTTGAAGACGAAATTAACTTACACCACTAATTAACATAGATTTCATCGTTTAGACGATGTAAACGCAGTGTTAACGCAAGATAGGTTCTGAAGATGATTAAATTTGGCGCCCCCTCAATTACTCTACAAGGTAGAGAGTCCTTGGCTAGCATTGGCCAACCTATTGAGCTGCACAACGTTACGCTTGATGACTTTAGTTTCAAGCCAGAACCCGGTTATGTTTACGCTGTTTCTAGAGCCATTTCCTCCAGAGTAAACGCTAATTATGATGGTTGGCCTGTTGACCAGATCAAGAAAAGCTACAAGACTTTCGTTGGTCGTCCAATCTATGTTGAGCATAATAACTCAGATCCTGAGCGTGCTCGCGGTGTAATCCTTGATGCTGTTTACCGTGAGAGCAAGCTTGCTTCTGGTGCAACAGATGCCAGTGTCTACTGCCTTATGGAAGTTGATGCACAGACTTTTCCTAAGCTTGCCAATTCCATTATGGAAGGCAGCTTGAACGCTGTCAGCATGGGTGCTGACGTCGAAGGCACTGAATGCTCAGCTTGCGGTAAATACGCTAGCAAGCCTGCTGAGTATTGCACACACATTCCTCGTCTTAAGGGACGTACCGTTACTGTTTACAAAGCTGGAAAGCGCATCGAAAGCCTTGTATACGAAAGTTGCATTAAGCCAAACTTCTTCGAGCTGAGCTTTGTATTTGAACCAGCAGACGAGAGTGCTTGGCTCTTGCAGAAGAAGCGTTACTAACAATGCCTATTCTTAAAGTATCTAACGATATCAAGAAGTACGCACTGGAAGTAATCAGAGTAACCATTTCACCTTTGGGTGATTGCCCGCAGTGCCAAGGCAATGGCTACAGAGATGGTATTTGCCCAGACTGTAGCTATGTTGACCCTCGGGTGCAAGAAGCTATTCAAGAGTGGCAAGATGCAATGGGTATTCAACAGGTTGTAAAGGAACAGCAACAGAGTCTTGCAGAGCAGAACCCTAATGCTAAAGCAGCTTATCGCAGCTTGTCATTTGTTGATGTCATTTCTAACGACTTCAATGGAATGGACTTCAGTACTCCAGCAGGTAACGGAAAGGTGAAATGCCCACGTTGTGGACAAATTACTTTTAACAATGATTCCTTAAAAAAGGGAGATTTGTCGGGTTCTTGTGAAAATTCTGCATGTGGACACGAAATTGCTGGAGCTTTAGGATTTAAAAGACCCAAGTTCCTGGGTATAGATCCTGAGGTGCAAAAAAGTTTAAGGCGTAACTTCCTTAGCCCAGCATCACAAAAGATCGAAAAGAATAAAAACAAGCTAAAGAAGAAGAGTGCAAAGGGTATGAATCCTGGAGCTCTTCAAGATGACTCAATGAATGCAGCAATGGATGGCACCACAAGAATGTGGGACTTGCTTAAAGGTACTGCGGAAGTTGATGCACAGAACAAAAACGAAGAAACTAGCGAGGAGCAATCATGAGCCGTTTTGATGACGAGATGATTAAGCAAGCAGACAATGCTTACCAACAGAGAGGTATGTCGGGAATGACTACCACTCCTAGACAGCAACCATATGACCAGATCGACAGTCTTGGTTCAGGCGGTTGGCCTGAGCAAGCTCCTGCTCCTGCTGCTGAAGTAGGTGGCTGGATTGCTGACCAACCTATGATGCGCCAGCTTGATGTCCGTGATCTTGATGCAGCTGACCAGGGTGAAATCATCGGTGGTCCTGGCTCGAGTGCCGTTTACGCAGAAGGTGGTCCCGTGTACGCAAGTGTTAAAGCTATTGATGAAAGCCTCTACCAGGTTTACAAGGCTAGCCGTGAAGTCCGCGATGCAATTCGCGATGAAGTTGACTTTGACTTCAGCAACCTTGTCACTGCTTCTACTGAAGCTGCAACTGTTCTCCGTTTCGCTAGCGCGGACAGTGACATCAACCAGGTTGTTGGTACCGTTGCAAGCATCGTGAATGACATTGAGAATGACCTCGTTGTTACTGGTGACTACCGTCAAGCTTCTGTCGACCTGAGAGCTCTTGAGGGTCTCTTGGAAGACATCAAGACTGCTGCCACTGGCGAAGAAGACGATGGCGACGAAGACGACGAAGACGACAAAAAAGGCACCACAGCCAAGAAGAAGACCAAGTCTAAGTCTAAGAAAAAGGACTGCAAGAATTGCAAGGGCAAGGGTTGCGAAGACTGCGAAGACGACGAAGATGATGATGACGACGACAAGCCTGCTTTCTTGAAGAAGAAGAAGGCTTCCGAAGAGCACTGCACAGGTCCTGGTTGTGAAAAGGCTGGTTGCAGTGGTAGAATGGCTAACGGGAATATCCACAAGGGTTCTAACGGTAACCAAGAGAGCCTCCAGGTTGTTGATGTCCGTGACCTCGATGACCAAGCCGGTGTTTGGGACCGTCAGCGCGTTATGCAGCCTGACCACCAGACTAACGTGCTTGTTCCTGAAGAGGTAAACGGCGAAGATGCTGGTTACGTGCCATTCTACAACGATGGTACCGAGACAGGCATCCTTGACGATGAGCTGCATGGCCCTAACCACCAGAGAATTGACTTCTCAGATGGCACAAACCCTGCTCTTGCTCCTTACGCAGGTACTGTTGCTGCTGTGCAGGCTAGCCGTGAAAAGATCTTCGCTGCTATCCAAGTTGTAGACCGTCTCGAGAAGATGGGTATGGTCCAACACGACGATCGTGCTAAGCACATCGCAAAGTTTGAACAAATGTCTGATACTAAGCTGGCAGGTTTTGTAGACAGTATCAACATGTTCGAAGAGTCTGGGGCTCGTCAACCCCGGAGCCAGAAAGTGGCAAGTGGAAGTAATCGTTTGCCAGAAATGGGTCGGTTGACAACGGCCTCAGCAGTTACTCGTCAGGACGTTATGTCTGACGATTGGCTGATGACACTTTAACCAAAATCCCCTACTAACAGGAGAAAGAAAATATGCTGCAACTTAATAGCGTAGCTAACGTTGGGGTTCACCGTACGTGCACCCCATTGTACGAAAAGTACGAGGCTACACCTTACAACACGTTCCTGGATCCTTCGGACACCACGAACATCTACTCAGGTATGGTCATGTACCGTACTGGTCCTGACACCGTTGCCAATGCTGGTACCGCTGTTACTACGACTGGTGCTCGTGCCTTTGGTCTTTCGGCTCTCGACCGCAACCCCAACATTGATGACGTGACTCAGGTCGGTATCAACGCTTGGGCTGTGTGGCTTGGTGGCTCTAACGCCTTCTTCACGTTGACTGCTCCTGCTTTTGACACAACCCAGGCTTACAACGTTCTGACAACTGGTGTTCGCACCCTGTTGTACACCAACGCTAACGGTCAGGTTACGTCTGTCTCCGGTACTGCTAACACCCTTGGTGGTAGCCCAGTTGCTGAGCTGATCGATGTCATCAGCCCAACCCAGATCGTTGTCCGTCTCGTACCATTCGGTTCAACGAACTAATCTGAAAGGAATATACATATGTCAATTACTCCTAATGGCGCTGTCGCTGAGCACCTTGCTCCCCGTACAGCCAAGAAGTCAGACGACTACGTCGCTGGCATCATCGAGGCCCAGGACCGTCTTAAGACAGCCACTGGCCGCGTAACTGCTACTCGTGAAGAGAAGCAACGTCGTCTCGCCGGTGTTCTGGCTGACAAGGACAACTACATGGTCCGTTTGGGTCAGGGTATGATTGGTCCCATCCAGCTTAAGCTTCGTTACCAGGGTATGACCCGTAACGTGCTTCTGGAAGACCCGTTGACCCCTGGTGTTCCCGTCATGTACGACGTCTTGGACGAGTACGGTCAGGCTTACATTCTTTCCGGTAACGAAGGTGAAGTCCGTGTGACCCCCTTCGAAGGTAAGAAGGTTCCAGTCCGCTTGTTCCGTATCGCTACCTTCCCCCAGATCAAGAAGGAAGACCTCTGGTACCTCCGCGTGAACATCGTGGAATACGCCCAGGACATGTCCAAGCAGGCAATCATGATGCAGGAAGACGCCCGTTTGATCACGGTGCTCGAAGCTGCCATCAACAACTACGCGGTTGACCCCAACCACGTTGTGTCGCCTAACCACATCGTTAACGAGCTCTCGGGTTACATCACCCCTGACTCGCTGTACGACCTCGTTGCACTCATCGAAGTCCACCAGTTGGAAGCCTCGCGTCTTTTGTTCAACCCACTCGACTACCGTGACCTCTACAAGTGGGACATCAACCAGACGGGTTGGGCCTTCAAGGACCGCGTCGTTGCTGGTGAGCGCATCGTTCAATTCGGTGGTTTCCAAGTTCAGCGTTCGATCGAAGTGCCTCAGGGTACTGTCTACATGACCCCAAGCCCCGAGTTCCTCGGTGTGTTCCCCGTCATGTACTCGCTCGACGTCGAAGAGAACCACACGCCTGAGAAGTTCCACAAGGGTTGGGTCATGGACGAGCTCGTTTCCGAGATCGTTCTCAACCCCCGTGGTTTGGGCAAGATCGTTAAGGCTTAGTCTTAACAACCATACGAGCCGGGGGGACGATCCCTGCCTGCAAAGCATATCGCCCCCGGCACGGTATAGAACTCGTAGTACCTACAGATTTCCTAGATCTGTTAGCAGTGTGCAAAATGTGCACATTGCCTTGAAACAAGGAGAAGAACAAAATGGCAAGAACAGTATCAAAATCAAGCGACACAAGCTCAGAGAGTACTCCAGTTCCAGTAGTGGATCTTGGTGGACACTTTGAGGAGCACAAGGCCGATCCAGTGGACAGAGCTGCTGCGCTTTCTAAGTGTGCGCCTGCTTCATTCACAGGTATGCAGGATATTCAAACTGCAGACTGGATTGAGAACCTTATGGATGGATCGACTGTGTTTACTAGCGACAAGGGCAGCTTCAAGCTGAACGGCGCTGGTTACCACGGAAGCATTCAACCAATCGCTGAAGAAGTTCGCAAAGATGCTTACCTGTTGAGAGCCGTGCAACGTGGACGTATTGCTTTCATTACGGCTGATGAGGCTGAAAGCAAGATTGCTGAACTTAGAGATGAGAACAGCACAAGCGAGAGTCACATGGATCACCTCCGTGAGAGTCTTGCTGCAGGAGCTAGCGAGAACACAGGTCTGTACAAGATCCCCCTTCCTGACGAAGCAGAGCCTAAGGGTCCTGCTCAAACATGGGAGCAGATCTGGAACTCGAGCACTAGTGCTGCAAAACCAAAGAACGTATAACAACCGGTGGACTGCAAAGCTCCACCTCTAGAAGGAGCTTAAATGAGCGACGAGATCAAGAACACAGTGAAGCCTAGTGTTTCCACTGCTGAGCCATTGGGTGCAATCATCCCAAGCGGTACAGTTCTCAGCGGTACCACAATTTATAACGAGCCATGGTTCGCTGTCTGGTCACCTCAGACGTTCGCCGGTACCGTTAGCGGTGGTTATGCACAGCCTACCCTCAGTGGTAATGGTTGGCAAGGCCAGAACAACACTGGTTACATTTTCCAGACTGACCAATACAACACAACCGTGAGAGGATTCTAACATGGCTACACCAAACACAGCAACAGAACAAGGTAATAAGGCTACACTCCGTGGGGTAACTCGTGGTGGTGCTAACGCTTACTACGAAGGCATTGACCCAGCAATTCTGATCAATGCTGCCGCTACAACTAGTGGTATCTTGAACCTGTCGGTGCCAGCAACTGGTGCCACAACGTTCAGCATTAGTGGTACGGGTGGTAACTCGGTTACACTTACCGGTACTTCTACTGGTAGTCAAGTTAGCAACCTGATCACTGCTCTTGCTGCTGGTCCTCTGAACGGTGTTAACTTCTATGTTAACAACGGTGGTGCTAACTACCTGAACAGTACCATTACAACGATCATCGTTCCTAGCGGTGCAGTTCTTACGGTTATCAGCGGTACCGGTGGTGCAGTTCCTACCATTACAGCTGTGGCTATCACTGGTACAAACGGTGAGGCTGTCACATACCCTAACTACGTTGGTACTCCTAATGCCGCTCCTACTTGGATTGACGATGCCACTGTGCACGCCTACCAGGTTGGTTTCGCTGGTCAGTTGGTTGTCAACAACAACGGTACTATTTCAGGTGCCAACGTTGTGCAAACGCAGGTCCGTCAGCTCCAAACAAACGTTTCTGAGACTCAGCAGTACGCTGGTTACCAGGCTACCTACAGTGGTAACTTGGCTCAAACTAAGCAGTACCGCACACAGCGTCAACAGTGCTAAATGGAACTCAAGCCTTTTAACATAAAGGTCGAAGCAGTAGTTATAAGAGCCAATGGTGACCGGGAAGAATTCGGCACCATTGGTTCTACTACTTTAAAGGACAATAGTGAACACAGTATTGACATCAACGACAAGAAGTAGTCTTGTAAACGCCATCACAGGTTCTGGTTATTCCTTGAGTCAACCAAAATACCTCTCTTGGGGAACTGGTGTAAGTCCTGCTTTGCCTACAGATGTTGCTCTTGGTAACCCTAATGGACCCTCTATCACCGGTACTGTTAGTACTATTTCTACCGTTACATCAGGTGATACGTACTTCTGTACGGGTACTTTTACCTCAAGTAGTATCCTTTCGGTTACCGAGGTAGGCCTTTTTACCAGTCAGTCTAGTCCAGCTGTTGGTTCACTGTCAAATCAGGTAAACCCTACAGATACAACCATTACCATCAGCGGTTATAGCAAGTTCTCTACCAGTTTCCCATTCAATGTTCAGGTCTCTTCTGAAGTTATGACGGTGCTTTCTGGCAATGGTAGCAATGTCTTCTACGTGACTCGAGCAGCAAACGGTTCTAGCAAGAGCACCAGCATCATCCCAGCACTCACACCAGTGGTAGCTCCATCTGGGAACATGTTCATGAAATCAACTTTCTCGGGCATGACCCTACAATCTGGTGACAGCATGCTTTTTAATATTCAAATTCAATTCGTTTAAGGGGCGTGTATGCAATACACAATGAATATTAATTTGGTTGAATCTGGTTCTACCCAGCCAGTAAGCGAGATAAATAGCTATACAGCTGTGGATAACTTTGCAACTCTTGGCGAAGAATCAGTCCCGTACTCAATTTAAAACCAACCCTATCTTGCCTAAGAAGGTAGATCAAAGGAGATAATATGACTACACCAGTTGACGCAAGACCAGCCATTGTTGAATGGATGGCATGGGGTGTTAAGAACCATGCCCACTTTACCTACACTGAGGGGGCTCAGCGCATGGCCGAGATCGGTCACCCTGGTGCTCTTCCCGTTACCTGTGACTGCAGTGCTTGGGTCACAATCTGCTACAACTGGGCCGGTGCTGATGACCCCAACGGCCAGAATTATAACCACACTGGGTATACTGGCACTCTTCTTGCCCACGGCACTCGTATTCCATTGGCTCAAGTGCAGCCTGGCGATGTTGTGGTTTACGGTGCTGGTACTGGTGTTCACGCTGTTCTTGTCTACGACACCACTAATAAACTTGATCCACTTTGTGTGAGCATGGGTCAGCAGGGTGACCCCAACTTTGTTCACGACTCAGTGCTTCGTGGACTTGGTGCTCCTAACTACCTTCGTTTTCACACTGGTACAACAAGACCCGTTCACTATCCACCTACAAAGTAGGGTATAAATGCCACGTTATCGTGCTAATTTCCTATCAGGTGTAGCTTCTGGTGTACAAAACAGTACCGGTCAAACGGTAATCACTGGTACCAACTGGCCCACCAACATACCAGCGGGATCTTACCTGCCCGTAACCCTTAACCCTGGATACTTTGGTGCTAATAACACCTCAGGTCCAGAAGTTATCTATGTTACAAGCGTGTCCAGCAACGTTGCTACAGCAGTACGCCAGCAAGAGAACTCTTCATTGGCTAGTGGTACAGTTGTTCCATGGGTAGCTGGCCCCTTGGTCGCTGACTTTGATGTAAGCAATCTTACCAGCACGGGTACGTTAACTCTTAATAACGTTCTTGTCGTCAGTGGCGGTGGAACTTCTATTAGTGCACCCAATGGTTCTATTGTTCTTGGCAACAGTGCAACAGTTAGTGGTGAAATTTATGCACTCAATACCGGAGTCGCTATCAATGCACCCAGTGGAAACGTTGTTGTTGGTGGCAACACAACAGTAACTGGTTATTCAACAGCATTGGGTGGAATTTACTTCAGCACAAGCAACAAGTCTGCTGCTGGCACATCACAAGCTACTGCAACTTCTATAACCACTCAGTACACAGTTGTAAACGCTGGTACTACTGCTACTAGCAATGGTCAAACTGGACAAGCTGCTGTTGTTTTGCCAAATATTGTTTACCTTGGTCAAACAATCTTTATTGACAACTCTACAAGTAACTGGTTGCTTGTCTACCCATACTCTACTCAACGAATTGACAGTGCAGGTTCAAGCAACCCTATTTGGCTTGCCCCTAGTGCTTACTGGCAAGGTGTTGCCGAAACAACTGGTGTTACTGGTTCATGGGCTAGTTTTGTCCCATCATTTAACTCAGACTCTTCAAACAGCATAAACATCACATATACCAATGGTCAGATCCAATATGGTATTAATCCAGTAGTTCAAGCAACCACCCTTACAGTAACTGGTGGTGCAACAGTACTAGGATCTTTGGGTGTTGCAGGGAACTTCAATGTCAATGGTACTTCAATCGTATTGCCAAGCGGAACATTGCAAGTTGGCCAAAATGTAACCGTCACAGGCAACGTAACCGTCACAGGTAACATCACTACTTCTGGCGGTAAAGTTTTCACGGGTATTATAAATTCACCTGGATATACTGCATACTCAATTGGATCTACTGGTGGTGTGCTTGTTAATGGTGTACAGTTCCCAATACTCAACACAAGCAGCGGTATAATTTCTCCGCTTGCAATCACATCTGGCAACTATCTCTCTGGCGGTATTCAAAGTCTCACACTTGGATCAGGTACTTGGTTGTTAACTGCTCGTGTCGCAGGTGTAGCATCAGCGACTGCAATAACAGATCTTTGGATTGGACCAAGTTATACAACCGCATCAGGTTGTTACGGTATAACTACTACAACTTTTGTACCAAACAACCCTGTAACTGCAACTGTTACTTGCATAGCAAACATAACTAATAGCGGTACAGTTTATCTTCAAGGCTATCAAGCTGCATCTCCTGTTGCTACTGTTACATTGGCTTCAGGTGCTTATTACAGCGCCGCTGCTGGTGGTATAACTCCACCATATTCGAGTAGCACGGTTAGTAAATCAACAGGCCTTACCGCATTCCAGTTGGCATAGACATGAGAAATCGTCCTATTCCTCAATACGCATCAGAACCCGTTGGTATCACGACATACATTAGTGGTTCTTTGGCTGATCCTGATAACCAATACGTATGGCTTAACATAACCAACACAGATAATGGTGCAGTTGTGCTCGCATCAGGGCAAGCTGCATACGAGAGCACTGGCACATACCAATACTCTTTGACATCTAGTCAGACTGCTATTCAAGGAAACTATGCCGTTACTTGGAATTACACCATTAATAGTGGCACAAAAACCTACGTAGATAATATTGTTATTACTGATCAGATGCCATATTGGAGCAATCTCGATCAAGGGACACGTCAACTTGTTATTGGTATTGTCCATAGACTTGACAAAAGTTTTGATAGTACAGCGGGTGGTCCATACCTCCAAGAACTTAATCAAAGCGGTTTCTTAATGTATGAAGAAGTTGCAATGGTAATGTCTGACGAAACCATGGACTACATCAACTTTGAGTTCCAGCCAATATTTACTCCTGCTTATGAAGTTGGTATTAATGCAACCGTGCCATTCCCAACTACGTATTATGGTGTGCTTGCTACGCAGACGTATGCTCACTTTTTGAAGCACATCGCACGTAACTACATTGAACAACCTACTCCACAGGGTATGAATGCTGCGTGGATGGACCGTAGGGACTACTACAACCGTTGGTGGCAACTTTACCTATTCGATAAAGAAGTTGCTGACAAGCAGCTACGTCAGATGAAGCGTCAATACATGGTTGGATCTAAGCGAAGCCTTCTGGTTGCTGGTGGTCTTATCCCACGTATGTTTAGCAACCCAGCACGTCCTCACTTCCAATATGCCTCGGTCAATATGGGTGGAGTCTAATGTGGACTGGAACCAACGCTATGCAGCAGGCAGAAAAAGAACACCAAGCAACGAAATAACGTACCGAGCTCAATGCGGTAGTCGTTATGGTTATGATCTACATCGTAAATTCGATGAACCATCATGTATTCTTTGCCAAGAAGCTGTGAATGATTACGCAACAAAGCGTAATAGAGAACGTGGTGTGCAGGAGTTTAAACCTGCTGCTTGCGGCACAAATGGTGGCTACATGAAGCACCTAAGAGAATTTGAACCAGCGTGTGAGGATTGTCTTAAAGCACATAAAGATCATGTCACCTGGTACAACCTAGCTGTTGACACTAGGAAAAAGATCCTTGAAGAATCGAGCGGACAATGAGCGGTATTAATCCAGCACCAGGGCCAGTCGTATCTGGCAGTGGCACTGGTCTAAACACACAGCTCGAGAGTCCATTGCTTGTTGTAAAGCAACGTGAGAACTGGTCCCAAGTAGACCAACAAAGATTCCACGATGAAGCATTACAATGGTTTGGTGAGGAATGCATCGTTCGTCTCCGATGGAGAGCTGAAGATGCGGCTGCAGGTCTCGTAGGCTACTGTCAACAATGCCAAGATAGTCCCAACCCAACAAGCCCCAATAAGTCTGTACAACAACGTGTAAGCAATGTTTATAAACAGACTGGTAATAGTTACTGCGGTACTTGTTACGGGACTACCTTTTCGGGTGGTTTTCAACCTACGTGCTATCACATCTACATGCTTGCATCTGATACAGATGATGATCGAAAGAACCTATCGACTGGTCAATTCTGGCAACAGAATCCAAGAGTGCAGTTCTCATGGTTCCCTCAGATACGTGTAGGTGACCTTGTAGTACGTGTAGAGAGCTGGTCAAACGGTTCTCCTACAGTTACGAGCCAACGATTCCAAGTGAGCTCTGTACAGCCTCAAACGATCAGAACTGGTCCTGGGGTAAGCGCGCAATACCCATATAGGGTTGGAACCACACAACCATATAGCAATACAACAATTGTTGTTAACCAGCAAACAGAGCTCGAGAGCATTTGGCCTGGCCACCCCTACTACAGCATACCGGTACTATGAGCGATATCCAAGTCCCAGAGCAATTAACCCAACAGCTGGCCAGGCGTGCGGTAGAGATCGCTCAGATCATAGGACCTCGCAAAACCGGTAAAGGTTTAATTAGCCTTGTGCCGTTCTATGAACCTGGTGTTGTAGGCATTGATGTTCCTACAGATACTGCATACATGCTGGATCTTGAGAATGGTATCCAAGCTCACGCAATGGTTGATTTGGCTGGTCGTGTAATCCCCATCCGTAACCCTGGTGGATCTATATCGTTTAGAAGAGCTAGCAATAAAAGTATTGGTAAAATACCAGTAATTACTAGATTATCCAATAGTGGTAGGTTAAAGTCTGGTGAGCCAGAGTGGTACTACCCAGAAAAAGCAGCTCTTGGATTCCTTCATAAGTCTATCAAAATGAGCGTAGACGAATGGAAACGTTCAGTCAGATCGCAACAAGTACTTGATGTGCTTATGCAATCTGAAGCAAAAGATGATGTAAGCAATATATTTTATGGAAGGAACATAGGCTAATGTTTGTAACAGCAGTTAAGACTGCCATCGTTGAAGCCTTAAATGCTGGGTTTTCTCAGCTTTCTTCTTCTCCAAGTGATACTAGTTTGGACTTAACTCCTAATAGTATAACTATCGAGTATCCGCTAGAGTTAGTGCAGTGGCCAGCAATCTTTGTTCAGTTCAGACCAAACAAGATCCAATGGTCAGGTATCAACCCTGATTCATATACAGCTGTACCCTCTGGCTATACAATAAACGGCATTACTTATTACCCAGGTAGTGAACCCACTAGAAATGGCTATTTTGAAGGAAACATTGACCTTCAGATCATGGCTATGCACAGTGAAGAAAGAGACCGTCTCTTCGACAGCATTACAAACTTGATACTTATGGATACGATTAGCCCAGCTAGTTCAGCATTCGTAAGCAGTATCTACAACAATACATTGATTGGCATGACGTTATTGCTAGATAATGTAACTTTCTTGGGTGATAGTGTCAGTGCGGGTACACCCTTTAGCCCAGAAGAACTAACGTACGAAGCTAGTGTAAGAATTCCATGCATTGGGGACTTCTACACAAACAAGTACAGCCAGATTTATCCACAGATTACAAGCATTCCTGTGTCTGGTTCTGTTTCATTGAACCTATATACGACATCAGGCCAGCAGTACACAGAAAACAATCAGTTTACTTAATAATTTCTAGAAAAACAGATACTGTAAAAACGCAGACAACCTGCACAAGGCATTGAAGGAGAAAGCATGCCTACACCTATTCCTAACTATCAAATTCCCGGGGTCTATGTAACCCAGTCTGGATCATCCCTCCAGGCTATTAACCCAACGAATTTGAACATCGCAATCGTTGCCGATAACCCGTTGCCTGGTTACAACACAGACACGTTCAATAACATCACTGCCGCCAGCGGTGCCACCATTGGTCTTTTGACGGTACCGATGGTGAACACCACAAGCAATGGTAACTACTCAACCTATTCGGGCTATACGGTTACCTGGGTCAGTGGTACTACTACCATTACCGGTACATTTGGTGTTAACTTTAACATCAGTACTCCAAGTGGTCAGGCATTTAGTTACCTGACAACCAGCGGTGTTACTGCTACTGGTGTTGCTTCTCTGCCTAGTGGTACTGTGCAGATCACATACGGTCACAACTGGGCTGCTTACGGTACTTACTACGAGTACACACAAGCTGCTAACGTAATTGGTAACACCGTTAGTGGTACTACCATTGTTAACCCAGCTTTGCTTGCAACCCAGCTTGCTTTCCAAAACGGTGCAAATACAGTGGTTGTCTTGCCAGTAGCTAGAATTGCTACCTCTGGTACGGGTGCTGCTCAGATTTCTGACTGGACTAGAGTCTTCCAGATCTCTACCAGTGGTTACAACGGTAATGACCCAACGTACTTGGCTAGCCAATACAGCGTTGATGTTATCGTTCCTCTGTACGGTTTCCTTAGCGTCAGCGGTACAACTGCTGGTCAGCTTCTTACGTATTCCAACAGCAATGTTGCTGCAGCTATCTCTAACTACTTGACTGTTCAATCAGGTATTGGTAACTACCAGCGCGCTTTCCTGGGTTACGATGGCACGAACAACCAGGTCACTGCTGGCCAGGTTCAAGCTCTTGCCAGCGGTTTTGGTAGCAGTGGTGCTGGTACCAGAATTACTCTGGTTGCCCCTGGTTCTATCAACTACAACCCAGGTCTTAGCACATCGACTGGTCTTACGAACGTTAACTTCAACGTTCCTGGTTACTACTTGGCTGCTGCCCTTGCCGGTATCTTCGTTGGTCAGACTGATGTCTACGTGCCGATTACGAACAAGACAATCAATGGTTTTAACTATGTTCCTAACCAAATCAGCACATCGGATGCTCAGTACAACTACCTTTCATACGGTATCTGCACTGCCTACCAAAACAGAAATGGTGTGTTCACTGTTCTGCAAGGTTTGACTACGAACACAAACAACTGGCTGACACAGGAAATCTCGATTAACGCTGTTGGTGACCGACTTGCTAACAATGTTAGAAACGGTCTTGTTAATAGCTTCCTTATCGGTGGTCCATTGACAGATATTACGGCTGCTACTGCTCAAGGTATCGTTCAAGGTATCCTGACAGACGCTGTTTCTAATGGTTTGATTCAGAGCTATCAGAACTTGTCTTACACGGTTAACCCAGCTACACCAACCACGATTACGATCACGTTCCAATACTCTCCGACTTACCCAATCAACTACATCCAGGCTGTATTGAGTCTTAACACCTCAACTGGTACTGTAATTGCTGGTAACGCTCAGAGCAACACTGTAGTTTACTAGGAGTAACTAATGGCAAAATCAACTTTTCGCGTAGGTGGGCACTATACAGCATTCACCTACAATGGTCAACACTTGATCTACGCTCAGATGATCAACGAGCGTGGTCCTCAGCCTGTTAACCAGCCACAGCCAATCCAGCCTCTTGACTCTGCTTACCCAATCGAGATTGCATTGCCAGGTGCTTTGCAAGCCGGTATGTTGGAACTCACGTTCCTGGAACAGTGGAACGCAGAAGTCTGGGCACAGCTTGGTTCAAACTTTGCTACTGCTTCTGACTTGCTTGACGTGTTTAAGGCACAGCTTGCTCAGGGCGAAGTGCAATGCATTAAGGTCATCAGTAAACCAGACGGTACTAAGCGCAAGATTGTGTACCAGGGTTGTGTCGTTGTAAACGTCCAAATTGATGAATTGGTCCAGATCGGTACCATGACAATCCCTAAGACGATCACAATCATGTATCGTTCGAGAAAAGAACTCCTGTAGGAAAGGTAATATAAATATGTCCGTACGTTCATATGTAATTCAATTGCAGGCAGGAGTTGGCCAAGCCATCCTTCCTGACCACCGCAAAATGGTCCCAGGTCAACAATACGTTGTAGACGCTGATACATTCTCTAGATTTAGCCTTGGTGCTCGTCAGAGTGTTATTCAGGTTGTTAGCGTTAACACTGACTCGTCGACTGCCAGTGGAACGTTCTTCCCAGCACAGGTATCTAACGGTGTCAACCGTCAGATCGGTGCTAGTGGTCAGAGCTTCTTCAACGTCCTGACACAGACAAGCACCTCGCTGACTACGTTCAGCATTGCTGGATTTGCTGCTCAGGGTGCTTCGGCTGGTGGAGCTGCTGGTGCTGGTGCTGGTATCCAGTTCCCACAAGAAACACTTAGCGGAAATGCTAACAACTATTCGTTGATTGGCCCAGATGGTGCTCGTTACATCCTTGCTTACAACGGTACTTCTTCTACGCTTAATGCTGGTTGGGCCACCGTATGGCAGGACTACAACAACCGTTACATCAGCACTGCTTCGGGTAACCCACTCGTTGTTAAGCAAGACGGTCAAAGCGTCAGCTACGTCATTAGCTCGAACACAACCCTTACCGGTGTGAACGGTGCTGTTACGACTGTTGGTACCAAGGTTGGTGAGTTTGCTGGTATTCCACTGGTTAACATCCCTGCCGGTAACTTCGGATTCGTTCAGATTGAGGGTATCCACCCTAACGCCGTGGTTGCTTCCGGTACTCCTGTGGGTTCTGCTGTGGGTGTTCTGCCAACTGCTTCTGGTGCTCTTAGTGCCTCGGGTGTGCTTGCTGTTCCTGCCAACACAACCTTCTCGGTCACCAACACGGTTGTTTCCGGTACTGCTCTGGCTAACAACATTGTTGGTACAGTCCTTACCACCCCTGCCTCTGGTACGGGTACGGGTCAGTACTTTGCTCAGGTTGAACTGCGTAGCCGCCGAGTCAAGAAGCCATACAACCGCTTCCTGAATAAGAACTAGCATTCTGGATGGGTAGGTTGTACAATAAAGTACAACCCTAGACCCAGAGGTAATATGACACAGATCGACAGTTTCGATAACGAAACCGACAGTAAGAATATTAATACGTTCCCAGACGAGTGGAAGGACGAATTCGAGGGGCTTCTCTTTGTGGGTTATCTGCAGAGAGAAGTCACTCGGATTCCCTTCCACAAGTTTGTTGTTAGAACTCTTACAGTAAACGAGAAGTTGGAAGTTAGTCTCATCACTAAGCCATACATGGATACCATTGGTTATGGCCGTGCATACAAGGCTGCAATAGTCGCAGCAGGTTTAATGACAGTTGATGGTAGGGACCTTATCCCTAACAATAAGAACATCAACATCATCAGACAAAAGTATGAGTATGTAGTTAATAACTGGTTTGATACAACCATTGACATTCTTTATAACGAGATTGATTACCTTGAGAACAGAGTTATCCTTGTTCTCCAAGAGCTTGACATCATCGAAAAAGTAGTCCCTGAGTCTGTCTTCGAAAAAGAAGAAGAGGAATCTGATACCCCAAAAGATGGGAATTAGATCCATACGTAGTAGATAGGTCAGAGATGGCCAGTCTCATGGGAGTTTATACAAGAGCTGACTTGAACTTTGTTCAACAGCAAATGCTTGTGGCAGTCACTGTTCGTAAGCGCAAGAACGATGCTCTCTACGAAGAAGTCAAGTTTGAACAGCAAATGATGATTACTAACCCAGAAATGTATGGGGAGTACATCAAGCATAAAGCTGACAACGCTGAGAATGAAGGCGCAGTTTGGCGAGTACCTGAAAGCATTGAAGAGTCTCGAGAACTTGACAAGATCTTTAATGATATTCATGACCAGTTGTCCAAGGAAGACTTGGTTGCTGATCAACAGTTCATAGAACAAATAGAACAAGCTGGTTTCCTTGACATGTTTAAGGGGATCAATGTGGATGAGATCGGAGGTGATGAATAATGGCAATGGGCGATGACGAACTTAAAGTACCGTTAGGGTTTGACGTAAACACTGCTAATGCTGAGCAGGGTATGCAGCGCATTAGCACATTGGCTAGTCAGATCCGTGAAGACTTCCGCCTCATCAATGAAGCTGTTGAAGGTGTTACCGACAAAGCTGACCGAATGAGAGAGTATTTTCAGGGTAACGTAGACATCATCAGTGGTATGAAGTCTCTCCTGGAATCTATTCAGGCTATTAACCAGGCCAACCAAACAACCATTGGTAACAACATCACCCTTATCAGTGAGCTTCTTAATAGCGTTAAGGGACTCAACGGTGACATCACTCACGCAATGCAGCTTGTCAGCCAAGCATCTGGTGCTATGCAAGGCGTCGGTGGTGGAGTAAATATTGGCAACACTAGTACTAGCAGTCAGAACTTCTCTGGTCTAGTACAACATGAACGTAGAGTAGAACCCATTAGCCCTATTGGCTATGATGAGCGTGAGCAAGAGGGCGTAACCGGTACATCTGCTGTAAATCCAGTTTCTTCTGTTGTTCAAACTAATGTTGTTAAGCCAACGAACCCGATCCAACAACAGATTGTTCAACAACAACAGCAACAACCAGGACCTACACCACCAGGACCAGGGCCAAGCATTCCACCAACCCCTCCTAGACCTCCTAGACCTCCAATTGCTGGTCCAGGATCGCCTCCTCCTGGTGATGATGATAGCAATCAGCCATGGTGGAAGCTTTGGAGCCGTACTAGACCACGCACAGCTACCAATCAACCAGTTGGTGCGCAGAATAACTCACAAGTTACTGGTGAAGATCAGCAGTACTATGCTGAACCACGTGGTGCAAAACAATCAGTTGACCAGATTGAATTGCAGAATTATTTAAGAGCAAACGCCAACATGCTTTACGAACGCACCCAGGGTTCTAATGCAATCCCAGCCGGTGGTGAGCATAGAGCTGCAGAGTATGCCTATGCAAACATGCTCAGACAGATGAACACTGTTGCAAATGTTCTCCCAGGTAGTCTTGGTAGACAAATTATGGCTCACGCTAAGGGTGCTTTGTACAACTACGGTAACTTAGACCCAAGAATCGGTGGGCCTCTTGATATGGAATCGATCAAGAGAGCACAAAAAGAAAATACAGATTACCTCAGAGACGCCGATGGCAACATTCAATATAGAACTTTTGTTGATAGCTCTGGCGTAGAACAAAAGATGCCTCTCATGCAGAGAACTAGTGGTTCGTACACACCAGTCGAACAAGCAGCAATTCATATTGCTAATACCATCGCTAAGGTGATGAGCAGCCCAGCAGGTCAGTATGGAACAATGGCTGTTAGTGCCTACGGCCTTGGTAAGAATCTTTATGGTGGTGCTAAATCAATTACTGATTACATTGGCCAGTATGCACAGAATGCTCAAGCACAAGCCCAAGCTTTTGGTACTGTTAGTTATACGCGCAGTGCAAAGAACTACATGCAGGCTCTTGAAGAATCAGGTTTTGGTCTTAACCCATTGATCACAACAGCACAGGTTCAGCAGATGCAAATCCAAGGCGGTGCACTGGGTCTTAGAGGGTCAGCCCTAAGTAATTACACAGAGCAAGCCGTACAGAACCAAGAACGTTATGGTATGAGTAGCGCAGCTAGCCAGAACCTTGCTAACACCGCCCTTGGCGCTGGTATCTCTATTAATGACATGATGGGTGCTAATGCTCAAGTGCGTCAGATAGAAGCTAATAGCCAGACAAGCACAACGTATGGTTCATTGGCTTTGGCTACGGGTGCTACAGGTGCTGCAACTATGGGTGCTGGTTCAGCCGCTGCTGCAACTATGGGTGTTCAAGCAGTCAAATTTGGTAAGGGTGACTTTATTGCTCAGTCGTATGGTATGACTGGCCAAGAAGGTACTGGTACTTCACTAAATAACGTGTTGATGTCACAAGCACTTGGTACTTCATACCTTGGGTTGTTCGCAGCTGAAAGAAAAGCCAAGGGATCAGACCTTGCTCGAGCTCAGAACAAATCAGATGAACAGATTCTTGGATGGGCTGGTATTAACACTACTGATCACTATAAAGACAAGAACGACTTCCTCAATAAGAACCAAAATCAAATTATGATTTTGTCTCAATTGTTGTCTGACCCATCTATGGGTTCAAAGCTCAACAATATAGGTTCTAGCCCACAAGCTTCTGCTGACTGGGCATGGAATGTTGTTAGACAACACCAAAACTTTGCTAAAGCAGATGCTGCTAATAAAGCTGAACAGCAACAAGGTTTCTTCCGTCACCTATGGGGAGACGTTAGCCATGGACCACTCTCTGAGATCGACAGTGCCATCCACACTGGAAAGGTTGTTGCCACAACCATTGGTCATGGTGTGCGTAACACAGTCGATGCAGCTGGTTCGGTTATTGGCAATGCTGAGCACGCTGCTAACTATGCAACAGCCTTCGTTCAAGTAGCAGGCGGTGCTTTGTTGCAGGGGCATGACTTTAAACTCAGTCAAGTTGATGCAAGATCTGCTGCATACTCTAGAGAATATGACACATCTGCCATTAACAGAACTCTTTCACCGCTTACCGCACAGAACACCAACTGGATTGCTACCAACACACACAACGCTTGGAACTCAGCATATGCATCCGCTACAAGAGCTGGTAGCAGCATGCTAAACTCAGTTCCAAATGCTCTCAATAGCATGATGGGCATGAATCAATCACCATCACAACAAGTTGAGATCAATTTGCACCCAGATGCTAAGAAGCTAATAACTGCTGCAGTTAAGAATGGCACCGCTGGATTTAATAGCGGTGTAGTGCCACCGAACAAACAACCAACTAGATAATGGCTAATTCTACTAAAGACACGCCGCCATTCCCCTACCCAGATGTACCAGCGGTGGCAACATTTACAGATACGACCAACGGTAATGTTTACGCTTTCCCGTTTAATATCAATGCACTTAACTGGAACTATCAGTTAAACACACAGAGTTACAGTACATTGGGTGGTCGTGTTACGCAACTACTTTCAGTACAGATAACAACAATGACAGTACAAGGTGAAGCTGGCAGCCGTAAAAACTTGATTGATTTATACAATGCGTTTAGATCAATGCAGGATAATCAAAATGCCACTAAGTTATCAATGCGTTTTGATGTTCCAAGTAGGAACCTATCATTCAATGTTTGGTTAGAAAACTTCCAACTTGGTTGGGGAGTCCAAACAGTAACATACGAATACCAAATTCAGTTAGAAGTGCACCAAGACCTTAGCGGCATTGCTATTAATGCAGCGACCACTGATGCACTTAACCATGTTGTTAATAACAACGGTGGTAACATTGGATTCAGTGCAGACTGGACAGGTCTAGCTACAAGCGTACAAAACTATCAGTATGTAGACATTCAAAATGCTATTAACAGTGGTGCTCTTGTACCAAGCAACAACGGATCAACGACGACAGGATAATAATGAACAACACTCACTATTCAAACTGCAAGGTTTCTAACCCTATTCTTTACCCTGATCAACAACTTACTAGTTTTAATGGGTTCGCATGGAGTGACAGAATGGGCATGATCCATGAAATAACTAACATTCAAACTACTAATCAAGGTTGGGATCAATGGCTGGGAACGCAACAGTAACATTAATTTATAACAATACTCCCACTCAGTTTGAAATCTGGATCCAGACACTGAGCACAAACTCGCAGAATGAGTTCGCCAGCCAACAAGTTCGTGGTGGTATGTCATGGAGCCCTATTAGACGTGCAGAAAGATATTTTAATTTCACGGCTGTATGGCCATTAATCAGTGTTCCTCAAAAGAATAAGCCAAGAGATGCCGGTTTTGAGGATATCGATCCTGCTGATGGTTTTGCTAAAATGAACAAGTTTCAAGATGCGATTAGATCACACCATATGTCTATCGCTAATGGTTCTACTGTTGAGCCAATGGTAGTAAACTACTATAATAACTCTGATGCTAGCTCACCATTGTTTAATACCTTGATTAGTAAGCAACCATTGACTAATATGCAAATGCCATACCAGGGTTTTATCCAAACTGTAGAGAAGCAATACGTGCGTTTTCAGAACATGTTCACGACTAACTATACAATGCATATCCTTAACCCAAACGTAGCAAACACCGCTCCAACGACTCTTAAAGTTGGCGGCACATACGCTCCTACATCTGCTGACCAATCTACTTACGGTGGCAGTTGGATCCTTATGACTGGTAGCGGTGGGCTTGCTACTGTGGCTAGTACTATTTCGGGAATACCTTCAAACAATGGCTAGCACAAACAACTCAGCACAGCTTGGCAACTCGGGTACATTTGTATACACGCCTGATATTAGTGTTGCTGTGAGCACAGTAGACAATGGCATCATTGACATCTCTGCTGACATAATCAACTTTACATTGGACCGTGAGATTAATCAGGTTAGTACTTTCACGGCTACTCTAAACAACCCTGGCCGTAAATACGTAACACAAAATTCCAATGGTAATCGTTTGATTAGCACAATGGATAGAATCACTGTTTTTTTAAAGCGTACTAATTTTATTCAATGTTTTACTGGATATATTACATACGCACCAATACTTACGCTTCAGCCAGAACCAGTTACAATCACCGCGAATTGCACTTTGCGTATTTTGCAAACTACTTATTGGGATAACACTCTTATCTCATTCCAAACACTCTTGCTTAACCAGCTTGACTCAGCTGCATGGAGTACTCAAGGGGCCACAGGCGATGGTGGTGTAGCTCAAGCTGTCGTCAATGTTCTTTACAAGGTATGTGGTTGGAACCCTAGCTCTATTCATATCCAAAGTTTGCCATCAAACTTTGTTACTTTTGCAGCAACAACATACATTCAACAGATCGCTGGCTCTGAGCTTAGTCAAGATGCATTGCAGCAATTAAGTCAGATTCTTAGCGTGCAAGGCATATCTAACGGTAGAAGTGTGTCTACTGGGTTGCCATCAGACCCCAACAGTAGTAATGCCAATGCACCAACCGGAGTTACTACTAATGCCACCGTTGTAACGCCATTCATTACTGGTCCAATTGCTGGTGGGCAGCCAAACTATCCAGGTCCAAATACGCTTAATCCTGTTAACACTAACGCAATTAATGAAGATGTTTATTATTGCTCAGCACCGTGGGGGTATCTGCAATATCAGATAACACCAAGCCTAACAGCGTCAGGCAAGCAGAACTATCAAAGTATTCAAGACAATGCTAAGTCATGGCTTGCAAACAACTGGGCTCAGAATACGCAAGATGGTCGTTTGTTGTTGTTCTATAACAACAAGACAGACAGAGCTGTAGCTGTTAGAGCCACAAGCATTCCACAAAAAGCAGACGTAACTAGCAAGGGATATGCTGTATACGATCCAGATGTTACTACTTTTCAATGCCACCCAAGCGTTGTTGCGTATTTGAATGGTAACGTTGGCGATCCAAATTCATGGACAAGCAGCATCGATCCAGGGAAAGCAAACGTAACTGTCAGCTGGGCAGACATGAATAAGATTAACAAAGCTGGTGTTTTGCCAAACCCCAATTCAAACTTGCTTAAGAGTGGTATTGATAACTCTACAAACTCTGGTAACACAGCTGACCCATTGGTGATAGTAGGAGTTCTACACACTTTGGTTGAAAACTTGCTGGGTCAAGTGGGTGACGTTTATACAGAGAATACATCCCCAAGCGCAGGACCAACAAGATCTAATCCAGGTAAACCTGGCACTGGCACTGGTTCTTTTGACTGCTCAGGCCTTGCTTACTGGGCTTATTCAACCATTGGTATTCAACTTGGCGGTGAAGCTTGGGGAGATACATGGACTGAATGTGGTCCAACAGATGGTAGTAAACCAGAAAAATATGGTGCATGGACACCGAACACTACTCAACCACAAGTTGGAGACCTAATCTTCTGGGAAGTAAATGGTGATGGTGGTAGCCCACCACAGCACGTATCCATCTTAATCTCTGACTTTGGCGCAACAGGACCACAAGGTCAAGCAGCCAACCCAGATGTTGCATACCTTATTGAAGCTTCTCATGGTGGATATAGTTCAGCAGACTCGAGCCCAGCAATCAATAGTTATGTTTATCTGCACGACAACAACGCAGGCCCTAACATTCAACCTATTTATTGGAGTCAGGTAAAGAACGGTAAGTGGCAATCGTGGGGTGGAAGAATTATTGGATTCCGCAGCCCGATCACACTTCACCCAGCTTATACAGCTTCAGACCTACAAAAACTTCAAATCACACAGTCAAACTTGGACAATATCGTTGCACAAGGAACAGGCGTAGGAACAAACCCTTCTACAAAATACACAGTCCCAAGCAACCCTAACAATCCAAGTAACCCAACAGGTACGGGTAGCGCAGCAACAACAAGTATTGCTTCGGGTACTGCTACTGCTGCTACTTTGACTAATGCGTATAGCAACCTACTACAACCTCCACAGTTTGACATTAGAGCATCAATGCTTGTAAGTACACCAAGAGCATTCTTGCTTGATAATCCTGTGATGAATGACATCACACAAATTATGGGTGCGGGTCTTCGTTCATACCAGAGCGCACCTAATGGTGACTTTGTTGCGTGGTTCCCTGATTACTATGGTATTTATGGAACTGACCCTGTGCTTGAAATCAGCCCAGTAGAAATCATCGACTTCCAAATTTATCACGATGACAATCAGCTAACAACACACGTTGGTGTTGTGGGTGATACTGCAGGTATTGGTTCGCAGGTCAGCAATGTTGACTACCTGACTACTAATGGTATCGTTAGTATCCAAGATGGTAGTACTATGCAAATGCTATTTGGTAAGCAGAGTCCAAACCCTAAGAACAATAGCCAGAACAGTAGTTCTTCTCTTAATTTCTTAAACAAGTATGGTATGCGTCCATACGTTCAAGAGCAACAAATGGTGCACAACCATTCTCTAGAATACATGTACGCGCTGTATACTTTTATGAACCAATGGGCTAATCAGTTTGCTAGCAATGTAACCTTTACTTTCATGCCTGAACTCTACCCAGGTATGAGAATTGTTATCAACATGCCCAACGGTACTTCTGCACCAGATGTATATGAGTTCTACTGTATGTCAGTAACCCACACAGGAGATCGCTCTGGAGGCTTTACTACGCAAGCAACACTGGGATCGCCAAAAGCAAATGGTAAAATCATGCACTACGGTTTGGATATGGCAAAATGAGCACAGTAGGTAGGCAACACGATCCAAATAGCGGTGTACGTCGCGTAGTTCTAACAACGCTACCAGCACTACACCCATTTAGTCTTGTGCCCAATGCACCACAGAACTATTTCTGTTATGGGCATGACATGAAGGGTTTTCAGATTGAGATTGACTTACAGGCTTTACCACCTGGGGTTACTATCAATCAGCTAGCTGTCAACCAAGTTTGGTGGGTAGAAAAGCGCACAAGCCTTTACCGTATTTATCTATACGGTGGTGTTTATGACCCAGTTACTCGCCAGATAAACACTACTGCTCCATTGCCTACACCAACTGTGTCTGGTAATTACTTGCCAATATCTGGTGGAACAATCAGTGGTAACTTAACGGTAACTGGCACAGCAACACTCCAAGGTGGTTTGTACGTTACTAGCCCATTAGTGGGTGGTGTAACCGCTACAAATGGCCAATCGTTGGTCTACAACGGTACGCAATGGGCACCAGCTACCATCAGTGGTGGAACCGCATCCGGGAATTATCTACCTATTTCAGGTGGTACAGTCTCAGGCAACTTGGTTGTTGCATCGGGCCTAACCGTTAGTGGCAGTGTTACTGGACAATACTTTTCTGCAACTGGTTTAACTGGTGCCACTACTTCTACCAGGTATGTCGGTGCTACCACCAACGGCCCACCGCTCTCCGGCTCGTTCCTCACGGGTGACTTCATTGTTGACCAATACGGCAAAATGTGGGTCTGCACAGGTGGAGGGACCCCAGGATCTTGGCAATCAGTCGGAAATGGAACAGTTGGCACGACTGGTAATATTACTGCATCAGGATCAACGCAGTTTAGCTCGTCCGCGTTGGCTTACAATTATAACATTGTATCTGGCGCAACTGCCACCA